CGGGGGAAGTAACTTTCAATGCTGCCGGGACGGAGACCATTTCTCTCTTCGGCGCACAACTCGAAGCAGGCTCCTTCCCCACCAGCTACATCCCCACGACAACTGCCAGCGTCACGCGCGTCGCGGATGTTGTGAAGCTGAGCGGGGCTGCGCTGACGACGGCTGGCGCAAATACTGGAACAGCTATTGTTCAGACATCTCTCTGGCAAAATGCTACTGCGGCCGCAAGAGACTTGCTGTCATCTGCCACGACCCGCCGCCTGCTGTATTCCAACAGCAGTAATACCGTAGTGTCCTCAACTGATGGAACTACGGGAATTAACGCAACGATTGGCGGTTCGGGCACGTTTACGGGCGGCGCGGTCAGGTCCGCTATCGGATGGAGTGCAGCCGGACGTTCCATAGTCGCCAACAACGGCACGCTTGTATCGGATGCCGTAAATCTCAGCACGGGCGCGACGGTCACGCTAGGCGGTTACGGCACCACGACGACCTTTGATGGTTGGGTTGGCTCAATAGCCCTTTACAATCAGCGCCTATCCGACACGACACTCAAATCAAAATCAATCGTAGGAAGCACCTACTAATGACCGACATCATCTTCAACTCGCACGACTACGCCACGCTGCTCGCCGACGCCGAGCAGCTGGGCTTCACACAGACAGACGCCGAGGGCAACGTCACCATCGTCACGAACGGCTCGCTGGGCGGAACCGGCGGCTGGTTTCTCAACATCGTCGGCACGGTCTACGAGCCGGTGACGCCGCCGCCGAACCCGGACGACCCGGTTCCCCCGCCGGTTCCGCGTGAGGGCTACTGGGGCAGGCTCCGGCTCAACGGCGACACCAGCGGCGTGCCGCCCTTCGACCCGTCCATCACGCAGTATGTCTATAGCGCCGAATTGGGCGGCTGGACGGATGACGGCGTGACGGTTGCGCCTGATTGGGTTGGGCAGATCGGCATGATCGCCTGACGAATACTGCGCAGGAGGACGCTTACCGGGCCTGCGCAGTCTCCAACCCGGTAAGCACCTTTGGAGAGAGAAAATGGTATCGGTCAACTTTACGCAGGATGAGCTTAACACGCTGGGTCAGCTTCTCGACGTGGCGGTGAAAGCATCTGGCTTGCAGGGCGCGAAGCCCGCGCTGGCGATTTTGGAGAAACTGGAGGCGGCCGTCGCCAAGGCGAACGAGCCGGTGACAGTCGAAAACCGTGAAGGACACGCATAATGGGCTATTTTGCTATCGCATCCAAACGAGACGTGGACCCGGCTCCGCTTGAGAGCCGCGTCCTGATTGCGGACGCTGACATCGACCGCATCTCGGTCGCATATGCGCAGCTTTACTTCCCGAATGGCGTTCCAGTTCCCGAGGTTCCGGGCATTCCGGGCACGCCGGAAATCCCCGAGGTTCAGGCGCAGGATGCTATCCCCGCTGTTCCGCCGACCTACGACGATCAGGGCAACATGATTGACCCCGGCTCGCCGGAGGTGCCTGCGGTGCCGTATCAGCCTTACGTCCCGGCTGTTCCAGAGGTTCCGGGCGTCCCGGCTTCTGTTCGCCCGCCCACAGGGCAGGAGGTGTTCGACGCCGTGGCGAACGGGCTGTTGCAGGGCATCCTCGCCAACACGATCAATCAGGAAAAGGCGACCGCTGCAAAAGACGCGCAGGATGCGATCCCACCGATCCCGGTTGAGCCGGGAGCGGTCCAGTAAATGACAATCACGGCGCCGTGGGCTATAATGCCTGCGGCGTCGATCTGAGGACATCAAATGAGCACCAGCGGCACATACAACTATAATCCGTCGCTTGGTGAGCTAACCCTTTACGCTTATCAGCTGATAGGCGTTCGGCCCACCGCATTGCTCCAGGAGCATATGGATGTCGCCCGCACGGCGACCAACATGATGCTGGCGAACTGGAGCAACCGCGGGGTTAACCTTTGGCAGGTTGAGCTCGTTACGGTGCCGCTCGTTGCCGGCACTGCGTCCTATAGTGTTAATTCCAATACGGTCGTCATGTTGGACGCTTATATTGAATACGGGACGCCGGCGATTGACCGCATTATCCTGCCAATTAGCAGGACAGAATACGCCTCCTACCCGAACAAGGCCCAGTCCGGGTTCCCGACGACCTTTTGGTTCGACCGCCAGCTGTCTCCGACAGTTACGCTGTGGCCCGTGCCAGACGGCACGCAGACAAGCCTGAAGTATTACAAAGTTAGCCGCATTCAAGACGCCAACATGAATGGTACGCAAGAGGTCGACGTGCCACCGATCTGGCTGGAGGCCTTTGCTTACGGCCTTGCGCAGCGCCTCGCTATAATATGGTCCCCGGACAAGGTTGTCGCCCTGAAGCCAATGGCGGATGAGGCCTACCAGATCGCGGCCGCGCAAAACGTGGAAACGGCAAATCAGTATATTTCGCCGCAGATTTCGGGTTACTTCCGATGAGACCCCACGGCCGCGCACGCGTCAGCACCAGAAATCCTCGCGCGTTTGCAATTTGCGACCGCTGTGGTTTTTTATACAATCACGTTAATTTATCCTGGCAGTATGATTGGGCTGGCGCGTCGCTGATTAACAAGCGCATTCTTGTCTGCGACACATGCAATGACGTTCCGCAGAGCCAGCTTCGCGCCATTGTAGTGCCTCCGGATCCTACGCCCATTCAGAACCCGCGCACGCAGGATTACGTCACGGCCGAGCAAAATACCCGCACAACGCAGGGCAATACAGTCGACCCGAAAACCGGCATCCCTGTCATTGGCGGCGACACGCGCGTCACGCAAGGCTCAGAAACCCGCGTCACGCAGCAGACCGGCGAGCCGCCGGGCGGCGAGAATACCGAGCCGGGCACCGACCCGAACGCGCCGGGCAACAATAATCCCGGATTACCGTATGATAACACGACTGTTCCAAAGACAGGACCGCTGACATGAGTGTCGTTCAGATACCCAACCTTCCCGCGGCCATTGCGCTTACTGGCCAGGAGCAGCTTGAGGCTGTTCAATCCGGATCAAGCGTTCGCGTCACAGCCGCCCAGATAGCAAGTCTCGCCAATGCCGCCTCTGGCGTCATTCAGCCATCTCTTGGTGGAACGGGGACGGGAGTTATATTTACCTCAGGCTCAATTGTTTTTGCCGGAGCCTCCGGGATCTACAACCAAAACAATGCAAATTTATTTTGGGACAACGCCAATAGCCGACTTGGTATTGGAACGGCCTCGCCGTCTTCGCGACTGCAAGTTGTGGGCAACACGGCCAGCACGACTTTCAACAATGTTTCAATAACATCTCCGGCTTCGACTGCTACGCTTTCGCTATCAAGCGGCTCTACTTTTTCTACAGGCGGCGCCTTCAGCACGTCGGGCACATTCTCGACGGGCGGCAATTTCTCAACCGGCGGATCCTTTAGCACGGCGCATTCCTTTACGACCCTTGGGGCTTTTGCCGTCACCTTAACGGCTACCGGAACCACAAATCTTACGCTTCCGTCAACCGGGACTGTCACGGCCCTCGGGAACACCGTAACCGGCTCTGGGGACATTGTCCTTTCGACTTCACCAAGTCTGACAACGCCAGCGTTGGGCGCGGCAACAGCATTGACGGTTAACAATGTCGCGATTACGCAGCCGGCTCTTACTTCTACACTTTCCCTTGCATCAAATAGCACGTTTCAAACAATTGGCGCATTCACAACGGCATTTACGTTTACCGGGGCCACAAATCTGACGTTTCCGACAAGTGGAACGGTTACGGCTCTTGGAAGCGCATCAACCGGCTCTGGCAGCATTGTCCTTGCGACAAGCCCGACGCTGGTGACGCCAACGCTTGGCGTCGCCACGGCTACAAGCATAAATAAGGTTACAATTACAGCCCCGGCAACGAGCGCCACGTTAACAGTTGCTGATGGGACAACAATTACTTTTAACAAAACACTGACGTTTCCTAATAGCGACGGAACCAACGGTTATGTTCTTCAGACCAATGGCTCCGGAACATTAAGCTGGGTTGCGCAATCTGGCGGAGGCGGGTCTGGATCACCGGGCGGCTCAAATGGTGAGCTTCAATACAATAATGCCGGAGCATTTGGCGGCTTTACAATGTCTGGGGACGCAACAATTGTTGCATCAACGGGCGTCATTACTGTTACAAAAACAAGCGGCTCGTCTTTTGGGGCGCTTGCTACAGTTGTGGCCGGAACCGGCGTCGCAACGGCTGCGGCAAATGCCGTTAATGCCAGTGGCGGATTTATTACCTACGCAACATTTGCGCCGGCCGCGAGTAAAACCCTTACGCTCAGCAACACAATGACGCTGGCGGCTGCTGCAGACAGCCAAACATTTACATTTCCCGCGACAGGCGGAACGGTCACGGTTCTTGGCAATACGTCGACCGGCTCTGGTAGCATTGTTCTTGCAACAAGCCCGACGCTAACAACGCCAACGCTGGGTGTCGCAGCAGCTACCAGCGTCAACAAGGTTACGATTACGGCTCCGGCCACGGGCGCCACGTTAACTTTGGCGGATGGGTCTACGCTTGCCACAAGCGGCGCAAACTCCATTACTTTTACATCGACAGGAGCAACGGCGCTTACACTTCCGACAAGCGGAACCGTTACGGCGCTGGGAAATGCTTCTACGGGGTCCGGCAGCGTTGTTCTCGCCACCAGTCCAACCCTGACGACGCCGACGATTGGCGTCGCCTCCGCAACCAGCATAAACAAGGTTGCCATTACCGCCCCGGCAACAAATGCTACGCTTACCTTGGGAGATGGCTCCACACTCGCCACAGTCGGAGCCTTTTCGGTAACCCTGACAGCCACAAATACGACGGCCCTTACGCTTCCAACAAGCGGGACGTTACAGACAACGACCGGAAGCCTTGCTTCCAATACAGGATTGCCACTGACAACCGGCGTGACAGGGACTTTGCCGACGGCCAACGGCGGCACGAACCTGACGGGCTTTACGGCTGCAAACAACGCCATTTATTCGACTTCAGCTTCGGCGCTGACGGCCGGGACGTTACCTGTCGCCGCCGGCGGAACGGGCATTACAAGCTTTGGAACCGGCGTAGCAACATGGCTTGGGACGCCATCAAGCGCCAACCTTGCGGCGGCGATGACGGATGAGACGGGTTCCGGCTCGTTGGTATTTGCGACAAGCCCGACGTTGACGACGCCGAGACTGGCCGGCTCGTCTACCGGCTACACATCTTTTGCCTCCGCGAACGCCGGGGCGAGTAATTACACCGTGACGTTCCCCGCCGAAACAATGACGGTCGGGTTCAGGAACATCCCGCAGAACAGTCAGACGTCTGCGTATGTCCTGGTTGCGGGAGACAACGGAAAATACATCAGCATCACCACTGGCGGAGTAACTGTAAATGCTTCGGTGTTTAGCGCAGGCGACGTTGTTACAATTTATAACAATTCGAACGCCGCCCAGACGATAACAGCAGGAGCAAGTGTGACGTTACGACTTGCTGGTTCTGCTACTACGGGCAATAGAACATTGGCTCAATATGGCGTGGCGACGCTGCTTTGCGACGTAGGCGGCGCGACCCCGACCTTTGTTGTTACAGGAAATGTGACCTGATGTCTGGCATCATGCATATGCTTGTTGGCGCGGCAAAGGCGGCGAGCAACTCACCTCCGTCAATTGAATATCTGGTTGTTGCCGGCGGCGGCGGCGGGTCTTGGGGAGGCGGGGGCGCGGGGGGCCTCCGAACAGCAAGCGGCTATTCAGTGACAGCCGGAGTTTCTTATTCGGTTACTGTTGGAGGGGGAGGAACTGGCGCCTCAAATCCATATTCTAGCAAAGGTGGAGCAGGTGGCAATTCAGTTTTTGACACGATTACATCAACCGGCGGTGGCGGTGGTGGTGGCGGATCCGCTGCTGCTGGAACTGACGGAAACAGCGGAGGTTCCGGTGGCGGGGCCGGGTCTTATTCGGGCGGAAGTGGAGCAGGCGGCGGGGGGACTGCTGGACAAGGAAATTCTGGCGGCGGCATTACGGGAACCCCTGGCTCTTATCCAGGAGGAGGAGGGGGCGGCGCAAATGCGGCTGGGTCCAGCGGTGATCAAACATCCGGAAACGGCGGGAATGGCGGAAGCGGCACAACTTCAAGCATTAGTGGGGCGTCTGTTACTTATGCAGGCGGCGGCGGCGGCACCGGCGTCACCGGCGGCACCGGCGGCACCGGCGGCGGCGGCAACGGTGCATCTACTGGCGGAACCGCAGGTTCTTCAAATACTGGCGGCGGCGGCGGCGGCGGCGGCATATTTGGCGGCACGGGCGGGGCTGCAGGCGGCTCAGGCATTGTAATTATTCGTTACGCCGACACCTATGCCGCTGCTACAGCCACAACCGGCTCGCCGACTATAACTGTTTCTGGCGGCTTCCGCATATACACATGGACGACTGTCGGCTCTGGCAGCATCACGTTCTGAGGATTAAATGGCCGACGATATCGTAACTGTCTGGGGAGGCGTTCCAAGGATCGGCAGATCCCCGGCTGTTGGCGACCTTTTGATCGGCAATAATGCCAGCACTTTTACGCTTGGCGGCGGCGCAAACAACAACACGGCTATTTCTCAGCCTGCGATTGGCGGCGACAATATGGAGGTCACGTCGGTTGGCGGCGTGACGAGATATGGCTTCGCAGGGTATCACGGGGCGTTTTCCAGCCACGTAAATCAGACAGTGGCGGGGGCCGCAACGCCGACCCTTGTTCAATACGAAGTGACCGATCTTTCATATGGCGTTTCCATTGCTTCCAATCCATCTGGCCCGGCAAACACAAGAATAAAAGTTGATTACCAAGGCGTATATAACCTTCAATTTTCAATTCAGGTTTTACCTGCATCAGCAAACAAGAAAGCATATTTTTGGTTAAAATATAATGGCTCAGATGTTGCGTGGTCCAATACAGAAATAGACATCAAGGACAACGGAACAAAATATCTTGCCGCGTGGAATTTTGTTTATGCAATGAACGCCAACGATTGGCTTGAGCTCTCATGGGCGTCTGATGACGGCACAACAATCCTCTCAGACGGAACTCCCGGAGCCGGTCTTGGCCCCTCTATTCCTTCTGTCATCGCCACAATGTGCTTGGTGAGGTAATATGCCAGACTATCAGGTTCTCTTTAACATAGTCGTCGGCATCCTCGGCGTGATGGGCGGGTGGCTATTGAACACGATGTGGTCGTCACTTCGAGACCTGCAGACCGCTGACGCCAAGCTGGTTGAGAAAGTCAGCGCAATCGAAGTGCTTGTTGCGGGACAATATGTGACCCGTGATGAGTTTACGACAACCATGAATGCAGTATTTCTGAAGCTTGATCGCATTCAGGAGACGATAAATAAAAAGGCAGATCGATAATGACAAAACTCAACGCCACATCGCTCACGCGCCTCCGCGGCGTGGACGCCAATCTGATCGCGCTGGCGAAGAAAGCTAGAGAGACCAGCCCGATCCCGTTTGAGATTACCGAAGGATTGCGGACGGCTGAGCGCCAGCGATATCTCGTAAAAACCGGCAAGTCTCGCACGATGAAGTCGTATCATCTGCGCGGCAAGGCAATTGACTTCGTCGCCATGCCCGGTGGCAAGGTCTCGTGGGATCTGAAAGACTACAAGACCATCGTGGAGAAGGCGTTCAAGCCGGCGGCCAAGGCGCTGGGGTTGTCTGACAAAATAACTTATGGCGTCTACTGGAAGTCGATTGTCGACGGACCACATGTTCAAATCGAAACTTAAGGAGAAGGCAATGACTGTTTTGAAAAACTGGATGACGACGATCCCCGGCATCCTTGCTCTGTTGAATGTAGCGTGGAAGTTCTACCAGACTCGAACGCTGTCTAATGAAGACATCTCTGCGGTTCTGGTCGCCTTCGGCCTGATCGGGGCCAAGGACTACAATATCACCGGAGGAGACCGTCAGGCGTGATCGTCACGATCATCGGCCTGTTGAGTTCGCTCTTTTCCGTCGCCGGCAAGCTGTTTGATTGGCTTTATGCCGTCAGGCTTGCCGACGCCGGAAGGGTTGCGGAGCGGCTTGAAGCATTGAAGGGGCAGGTGGATGCGGCTCAGAAGGCTGTTGAGACGCGCATGGCTATTGAGCGCGAGCGGGAGCGTCTTTCTGGCGGGGTGTCAGACGACGACGGGTTCCGCCGACCTGACGACGAATAGCCTGCGCTTTTGCGACGGAGCCAAACCGATTTACTGGTCAAAAAAGGACACGGATAAGACGGTTTGGGCGGTGAAGGCTCACAATGCCGTTGGCAAGCAGGCTTGCGGGTGGGGAAAGAAGTGACCGGGGATGTCGTTTCCTTTAACGAGGGGGCGGAAATCGTTCGCCTGCGGCAAGAGCTCCGGGAGTGGCGGCGCCGCAATGACATGGCCTATCAGGATGACTGGGATACCAAAGCCCGGCAGATTATCTTCTCGGAAATACGGCGCATTCGAAGCGAGCTCAGGGCTCTCACCGGGTCTCCGGCATAGGAATGGCAACGGTTTCATGGTAGGATTGCCGCGGCGACTGAGGGACTGAAATGACGACGGGGCTTAGCTACGACGGATCGGTGGCGGGGACTACCAGCTACAAAGGCCAGATTGCAACAATGGCTGTGGTTGAGGAGTCAAACGCCGAGTTTTTGGCTATTTTGCCCCAGGCAATAACCTACGCCGAAAATCGCATATGCCGGGATTTGGACTTTCTTTTTACGTCCGTATCCAACTCCAGCTATTCGGTCGCCGCAAACACCAGAACTATCACAATTCCATCTGCAAGCTTTTACCCCTCTGAAGGGGGGACGCTTGTCGTCAGCGAGCAGATAAATCTTTTAACCCCCGCTGGATCCACAAACCCGGAAACATCGACGCGTGTCCCGCTTTTGCCCACCACAAAAGAATTTCTGGACGCCGTATATGGAAGCGCCTCAAGCGCCGGAACACCAAAATATTTTGCGCCATTTGGCGACGGAGAGAGCAATTACACGTTTCTCGTCGGCCCCTACGCGGACGCAACATATACGGTTGAAATTATTGGGACATACAGGCCGTCGTCGCTGTCGTCTGCAAACGTGACAACATTTATCAGCCTTAACCTCCCTGATTTATTCATTATGGCGTCAATGGTTTATGTTGCCGCTTATCAGAGAAACTTTAGCAGCTCCCAAGGCAATGATCCCCAAATGCCCGTGACTTATGAGACGCAATACCAGACGCTTCTGAAGAGCGCGATTGACGAGGAAAATCGTAAAAAGTTCGAGGCGGCGGCGTGGTCGTCGCAAAGCCGCTCCGCATCCGCGACGCCGACAAGGGGTTAATGAATGCCGCACAGCACATTACGGCTCATCCCCGGCGTTGATCAAAACAGGACGTCTGCCCTGAATGAGGGCGCCATATCTACGTCAAATCTTGTTCGCTTTATACCCGACAGGCAAAATAATGCTTTATGCCAAAAAATTGGCGGCTGGACAAAATTTTACACGTCTAAATTAAGCTCGCCTGTCCGCGCACTATGGGCCTGGCAGGACACGAACGCGCGGCAATATTTGGGCGTCGGCGCAGAAACTGTTTTTCACACTGTTACCGGGGCGTCAGGCAACGGGACGACTGCCACTATTACGTTTAGCGGATCCAATCAATATTCCGTTGGGTCGGAAATTACAGTTTCGGGAATTACAACAACGCCATCAAGCCCGAGCTACAATGGGACATTTACCGTAACCGGATCTACGCTGAACACGGTTTCGTTTGCCTCGGCGACGACGTCTTCCTACGTCAGCGGCGGGGCTGTGTCCGCAACTGACTGTCTCTCTATTATATCAAACGGAACACAGGCAGTATTGACGCCTAAAATTACTGTTTCCAATGCCGCGGTGTCGGCAGATACAACTCTTGCATCAAGTCTTGTTCAGATTAACGACACCGGCTCAAATGTTCAAAGCTTTGATACTGTTGACATAAAAACCCAGATTTCTGTTGGGGGGCTGGTTTTATTCGGAACCTATCCAACTAATTTTGTTAGCGCGAACTCTTGGCAAATTCGGGCCCTTAACGCGCTTGGGAGCCCTGTTTCTGCAACGTCTACGGTTGCGGGTGGAGGCGCGGTCCCGCGCTTTTACACGACATCCGGCTCCTCTTTGGTTGACGTTGTTCTTTATAATCATGGATATCTCGTTGGCGACACTTTCCCTGCCCTTGTTCTGACGACTGTCTCTGGAATTGATGTATACGGAAATTATACTATTGTTGAAATTGATACGCTTGCTGCCTCGGGTCCATCGGTAGGCGCCGGAAACTCATTCCGCATAATTGCAAGCACAAAGGCCGCCGCGTCCACGAACGCATACATGAACGGCGGCAACGCTAAATTTATCTACTACAGAACGCCGCTGCCACTGCCGACAACAACAGGATATGGCGTCGGCGGATACGGCGTCGGCGGATACGGAACGGGCGTCGCCCCAACGGCTGTCTATGGGACGCCAATCACCGCAACAGACTGGACGTTTGATAACTGGGGACAGGTGTTTATCGCTTGCCCGGTCGGGGGACAAATATATCAATGGTCGCCGACATCCGGACTGACTACGGCGACGATCATTGGTAACGCGCCGACGGTCAACGACGGCATGTTTGTGGCTATGCCTCAACGGCAAATTGTTGCGTGGGGGTCAACTGTCACGGGCATTCAGGACCCTATGCTTATTACGTGGTGCGACGTTGACAACTACAATCAGTGGATCCCATTGGTAACAAATCAGGCTGGCTCTTATCGCATACCCAAGGGGTCAAAAATTGTTGCGTGCATTCAGGGGCCACAACAGGGTCTGATTTGGACGGATCTTGCTATTTGGGCGATGCAATATTCCGGGCCGCCATACGTTTACCAATTCAACGAGATTGGAACGGGATGCGGGCTTATTGCCAGAAAGGCCGCGGCGTCAATGAACGGCACGGTTTACTGGATGTCGCAAAGTCAGTTTTTCCGCCTTGGCCCCGGCGGCGTGGAACCAATAAGGTGTCCCATATGGGACGTTGTGTTTCAGGATCTTGATACAAGCAATCTGGATAAAATACGCATTGCGCCCAATTCCAGATTTGGCGAAATTTCATGGTTTTACCCAACGACAAGCGGGAATGGGGAAATTACAAATTATGTAAAATACAATGTCGTTCTTGACCAGTGGGACTTTGGTTCGCTTGCAAGAACGGCGTGGATTAACCAAAGCGTTTTAGGGCCTCCGATTGGGGCGGGAACCACAAACGGCTATTACATTTATCAGCACGAAACGTCGACCGACGCTGATGGCGCCCCAATAAACGCCAGCTTCCAGACAGGCTACTATGTTTTGTCGGACGCCGAGTGGAAGATTTTTATTGATCAGGTGTGGCCAGATATGAAGTGGGGCTACTATGGCGGGGCCCAAACGGCAAATGTCCTTTTGACGTTTTATGTTACTGACTACCCCGGCCAGCAGCCTCAGGCTTATGGTCCATACACAATGACGCAAAGCAGCACTTATATTACGCCGCGTTTTCGCGGGAGGCTGGTGTCCATTAAAATCGAGAGCAATGACATCGGGTCTTTCTGGCGGGTTGGCGCAATGAGATACCGCTACCAGCAGGATGGAAAATTCTGATGGCAAATCTTGATGACATTCTTACCGCAACAAAGAACGCCGTTGTTGCATTAAACACAATCAACACTTCGATTAATTTTTATGGTGGCAGGGCAACGTCAGCCACCGTGAGCTCGTCGACGCTCGTTGTTAACGGATCCGGCGTATTGGTTAGCGTGTCTGTTATAGTGGCCGGCTCCGCCTCAGGAACGGTGAATAATGCGCTTTCGGCAAGTGCGGCCGCCTCCGCCAATGCCCTGATTGCGACGCCAACAACGCTTGGCGTCTACAAGTCGGGGCAAATATTTACGCAGGGCCTTGTGATTGTCCCAGGCGCGGGGCAGTCAATCAATGTAACCTACTCCTTGACCGCATAGGTGAAAAATGCCGCTTCTTAAGGGAAAAGGCCAAAAAACAATAGGCGCCAATATTCGCGAGATGATCCACGCCGGCCACCCCCAGGATCAGGCCGTGGCGGCGGCATTAAATCAGGCCCGGCAATCCCGCGCCGACGGCGGCTCAAGTGAAAAAATCCACGTCGGGCCTATCCACAGCCCGGTTGCCGGAAGAACAGACCACTTGCCAATTAACGTGCCGTCTGGCGCCTACGTCATCCCCGCCGACATTATTTCGGCCATGGGGGAAGGCAATACAATGGCCGGGTTTCGCATCGCCAACGTTATTTTTGGAATGCAGGAGAGGGGAGATGGCGCGCCTGTGGAGATTGTTGCAGCTGGGGGAGAATATGTTATTTCTCCTGCGAGTGTTGCTCGTATTGGTGGCAATGATATTGATCGCGGTCACGCGGCGCTTGATGATTTTGTTAAAAAATATCGCGCAAAAACCGTAGAGACGCTAAAAAAACTACCCGGGCCCAAGAAAGATTAAGGGGATCTTTATGCCTAGAAAGCCGATTGAGGACGTCAAAATCAGAATAGGGACGCCGCAAGATCTTGAGGGCGTCATGCGCCTTGCGCTTATGGTCTGCGAAGAAAACGGCGTGTTTGAGCCAAATGTTGACAAAATACTGTATGACGTTTGGCTTTCCCTAAACCAGGAACACGGGCTCATTGGCGTAATTGGCAATCCGGGATCTGAGCTTGAAGGCTTTGTTTTGCTGCGCGTGTCGACAATGTGGTATAGTGATAGTCCAATTATTGAGGAGAAAACCGTCTTTGTTCACCCCAAACATCGAGGCGCAAGCGGGGGGCGGGCGCGCAAGCTTTGCGAGTTCAGCAAGCAGGTTGCGGATGAATTGGGGCTTCCCTTGATCATTGGCGTCCTCTCGACAACCAGAACCGACGGCAAGGTTAAATTGTATGAGCGCGTCTTTGGCACGCCAGCCGGGGCCTTCTTTTTATATGGCGTGAAGACAGGCGGCTGGCATGAGCCAGCGGCCACGACACAGGCTTGAGCGGAGTAGTCTAATGTGCGGAAAGGGATCATCTGGCGGCGGCGGAGGACTGGCCCCGGCACAACAGGTTACTGTTTCGCCCAGCCCGCAGGCGATGGAGTGGTATAACTCCGTCATGGCGCGGGGGCAGCAGGCCGCCTCCCGCCCATTCCAGCAATATGGCACAACGCCAGAGGCCTTCGTTGCGCAATTAAACCCACAGCAGCAGCAAGCCATATACGGCCTTGGTGGCCTTGCCGCCGCCAATGCCCCATATGCCGCCCTTGCCCCCCAGATGGCGGCGCAAGCGGGAATGGGTAACGCCGCGCAAATGGCTGGCGGCTACATGAACCCGTTCATGCAGCAAGTAATTGACCCCGTGCGGCAGGCTCTTCAGCAACAGCAGGGGCAACAGCTTTCCCAGCAGCAGGCGGAAGCTATCCGGGCGGGGGCCTTCGGGGGTGACCGCGCCGGATTACAGCGCGCCCAGCTTATGGGTCAGCAACAGCTAGCCATGGGCAACGCTCTCAGCCCACTTTACCAAACAGGCTATGGTCAGGCGCTGCAGGCGGCGCAGACAGACCTTGCGCGGCAGCTTCAGGCGGCGCAGGGGATTGGGGCGCAGGGTCAGCAAGCCGCGCAGGCGGCGCTGGGGGCGGCAACCCTTGGGCAGCAAACAGAGCAGGCGGGGAAAACTGCTCTGTATAACCAGTTTCAGCAGCAGCAAATGTTCCCCTACATGCAAGCCCAGTTTCTTGGGGGCCTGGCGGGGGCGCTTGGGCCGCTTACGGGGTCGACAACGGTTCAGTCTCAGGCACAAAGCCCGTTCGGCATGTTCCTGTCGGACCCAAGAGCCAAAACGGGCGTCGACCGCGAGCAGCCGGATGTCGTCGGCAAACTGAACGACGGCCAAAACGTCTACGCGTATCGATACGCAGACGGCGGCCCGGCTCAAATTGGCCTTATGGCTGATGAGGTGGCGAGCGCGCATCCGGATGCCGTTGGCGTCCGCCCCGACGGGCTCATGGCTGTCGATTACGGCAAGGCCACAGAAGATGCGGCGCGCATGGGCGGCGCTGTCCGCAATGGCGGCGACTATTCCCGCGGCGGCTACGCAGATGGCGGCCTCGCAAGCAGTGACATTGCCGCAATCCTTGCCGCGCAGCAGGCTATGTATGGCTCAATGAAGCCTGCGGCTGCGACAATTCCGACTGAAGGCATCAGGACGTCGGCGCCTTTGTCTGCGGCATCCATTGCCCCGGGTGAAAAGCCGGCAAGCGGCCTTGAGACGATGGAAAAGGCGCTTGGGGTCGGGGAGAGCCTGAGCGGCCTGCTCGAAAAGGGATACAATTTATACGACAAATACAAAGTCAAAGGCTGGCCCGGCTGGGGCGGCAATATGGCCTACGGCGGCGGCATTGTGCCCGGCGGTCAGGAAGATGACCCGTGGAGTTTTATGTCCCGCGGCATACAAACCGCGCGGCCACTGGAAGCCACCCGGCCATCTTCCGACCGGGACAGGGATCAATCAAAAAGCGTTCTCGACAAGGCGGCGGACTATCTCGGAACCGCCGGCAAGGTCGGAAGCGGACTGGCTGGTCTTTACAGCGCGGCCACAACATTTGGCCCGATGCTCATGGCCCTTTCTGACCCAAGGGCCAAGACGGGCGTGCGGCCTGCGGCGCAGACCGGCGGCGTTTATTCAGATGAGGACATTGACTACTATCTTCGCCCGCTTGCGAAAGGCGAGACCGGCGGGGAAAAAGACCCGTATCGAACGATTGGGCCGCAAACAAAATACGGCCACGCGCTCGGAAAATATCAGATCCTTGAAGGCAATGTCGCCCCGTGGGCCAGGACGGCTGGTCTTGGAAATGTGACGCGCGAGCAATTTCTTGGCGACCCGGATCTTCAGGAAAAAATTGCCCGGAGCCAATTTGGCTCATACTTACGAAAAACCGGCGCCCCCGCAGAGGCGGCGGCCATGTGGTTTGCCGGCCCCGGCTACAAAAGCAAAATGGGCGCGAAAGACGTTCTTGGCACGTCTGTGCCAGAGTATATGGCACGATATGAGCGCAATCTTGAAAAAGGTGGCGTTGGCCCGGCCTTGTCATCCCTTGGCCCACGCGAACGCAGCTTTATGGCAACGACGACGCCGCAGGCGCCAACGGGCGTCATGCCCCCTGCCGCAGGGGGCAAGGCAGATGAGGCGCCGCGTGGCCTTGCCGACATGCTTACTGACAAGCAAGTCATGGTGCCGTTGCTGACGGGGCTTGGGACGGGCTTGACGACGATGGTGGGGACACCTTCTCGCTACCTCGGGTCGGCCCTTCTTGCTGGCGCTGGCGCTGGCATGGCCGCCGGCGCAAAATCCTACATGGATGTGGCCAAGCAAATCCCCGAAATCCGAGAGATCACGGCTAAAGCTGCCACGCAGGAGCAGGAGACAAAGGCTAAGGAAAAGCTTGTCGAGCGCATGGGCTTCGAGAACATCGAAGAGATGATGAAGGTTTACAAGGACGCCTTCTTCACGTCTCCCGCCGGCGTGCCTATGGTTCGTCTTGCAGACGGGTCGGTTACGACGGAAGCCGATTTCCGCAGAAATCCACGCCCGGTCTTTGGCCAGTCAGAGGCGACCCTGCCGCAGCGCCCCGGGGCGACGCCCGCAGGCAAACAGGGACCGCTTATGCCCGGGGCAGGGGCGGTGCAGCCGCCACCCGGCATCGGGTGGGACAGCCGATCAATGGCTGCGGCAAGGGGAGAGATGGACGCTGTCACGGGAGGCACGACAGGCGCGAGGGCCGCGGCGGAGGCGCGCAGCGCCGACTACCGCAACACCGTCGACCGCGCGGCGGAGGCGGCTCAGGCGCAAAAGCTTCTCGTCAACGACGTCGGCGGCATCATCTCCGAGGCGGCGCACGCAACGGGCATGAACGCCCCGGGCGCCGGCGGATCAACGCGCGCAATGGTCGTTAACTACGGCAACACAATCGCCCGCATGTATGGTCTGGGAGAAAATTATTTTGGCGCCTCGGACACAAATGCCGCACTTCTTGGGAAGCTCAATACGCTGGCCGGGCAGCGCGGCGTGGAGGCCGCGCAGCAGACAGCCCTTGGCAGTCTTGCCCGGCTTGTGGAGGCGCAACCCAATCTTGACCAGCCGCCAAGGGCGTCTGTTTTCAACGCCGCCTCCAATATGGTGAATAATCAGATGAAGCTTGATCAGCGTGATCACGCTGACACCTACGCGCAGGCGTCAGGCGGCTTCTACAGTCGTGCTGGCGTTGACTTCAAGCGCGTCAACACGCCGCTGAAGTATCGCAAGGAACAAGAAGCAATCATGAAGGCAATGTGGGAAGACCCGGAGGGCTTCAAGGCGATGCTCTCTGGCACAATAGATCCGTCCCACATTGAACAATATTTCCGCGACCCAAAACATGGCGGCATAACCGGCGTGTCTCGCTACTTCGGGGGATAAAATGGCCGAGAAAGAAGATTACAGCGCCAATCCCCTCTACAACCGCGATCTCATGCGGCAGATGATGGGGTGGCAACCGTTTCAGGAGCCGGTGGCTCCTCCTGCCCCTCCTGCCCCTCCTGCCCCGCCAAAAACAGCTGCTCCATTGCCGCCTCGTCGGGACACTTCTGCCGCGCCATCATCTCGGCAGGAAGGGCGCGACGAGGCTCAGGCCCGAGAGGCTTATGAGAAAATGACGCAGCCATCTGTGTCGCCGCCGCTTCTGGCCGGCGCCACAGGCTTTGGCGAAACAATGGCCCCGGGTGTCTTTCCCTCTGCCGTGGCCCTTGGAGCCAAGGGACTGGGTAAGCTTGGGGTCTCTGGCTATGAGCGATTTGCGGAACAGCCCTTTGAGAAAACCCGGGAAGAGGTCGTGGGTCTTGGCCGCACGGCGCGCGAGAAGGCTCCTGGGGCAGGCGCTCTTGGCACTGCTGCCGGTCTTGGCGCTGGCATGGCTACTTTACCTGTTCTGGCGCCTGAAGCCGGAGCAATGGCGTCAGGAGCCCTGACCGGGGGCACAATGGGCTTCCTGTCCGGCGCGGCCGAAAAAAATCAGTGGTCAGACGCCATAAGGGAGGGGCTCATTGGAGCCGCCGCCGGCGGCATTGGAGCCCCAATCCTTGAGAGCGCCGCTTCCGGCCTCACGCGTCTTCTTTTTGGCGGCAAGCCAGTCATTGACGCCAGCGGAAATCTTACGGAAGAGGCAGTCCGCATTGCGACAGAAGCCGGTTTGACGGCGTCCCAGATACGCGATTTGGCGCCGCAACTTGTTCAGACATTTGAGCAGCGCGGCCTGACAAAAGAGGCGGCGCGCGAGGCCCCTTTCCGTGAATTTGGCATTGAGCCAAAGCGCGGCATGGTGACGGAGGACCCGGCTCAACTAACCCACGAAATCAAGCACGGGGAATACGGGCCGATTGCGGAGCAGGCGAAGGGAGCCGCCGAGCAATTTGCGGAGCAGGCAACGGGCCGGGCTCCTATTGGCGTCAGGGAGGCAATTGATGCTGCTGTTTCGCGCGGCGTATCAAATGCCGCAAAGCTAAAGGCGCAGTATCAATCTGCATACAAGGTCGCGGAGCAGGCCCCGGGAAAATTCTCCCGCGAGGCAATCACAAACGTCGGCGACCGTCTTCTGCAAAATCTTGCTGTCGACCCCAAGGCGCAGCATCTCTATCACGAGCCGTTTGTTCAGTCTGCGGCTGAGCAATTAAACAAAAGCCTTGGGCAGACAATTGAAGGCCCCGGCGGCGTCAAGGTTTTGTGGCAGAACTTTCAGGCTGTCGAGGGCGCACGCAAGGGCCTTAACACCGCTCTTGAGAAGGCGTCGACATCGACCGAAAAGGCAGGCATTCGCCGGCTCATCGAGGATTACGACCGCTACATTGAGGGCAAACTGCTTGATGGCTCCTTCTCCGGCGGCCCTGATGTTGTTGATGACTGGCGCAAGGCGCGAAAACTTTTCTCCGATTACCAAAACAAGTATGGCGTGAAGAGAACGGGCGACGACGCCGGCAACATGATGCGCGACATTCTGGAGCGCAACAGGACATCTGAAGACGTCGCCCGCATGATGTTTAACTTCGCAGGCAGCGGAGACGTGACGGCCAAGGCGAATGCCTTGAAAGTCTTTAATCAGATCCGTCGCGCCGTTGGGCCCAATGCCCCGGAGCTGCAGGACATCAAAAGCTCATTCATCAGTCAAATGATGACGCCGGTCCTTGGCGTGTCGGAAAAAGCAACGCCGGCGCATTTTGCTGACACGGCAAAGCAAATTGACGCGTTTCTGAAAGGAAACGCCGCCTCGTTCTCGAAATCTGTTTTGAGCGACGCGGAGCGGGCCACTCTGGCGCGATACGCTGATGTCATGCGCACAATCGCGCGTAAGCCAAGTGAATTAACGCCAGAGCGGCTGGGGACAATTCAGCAGGCGGCATGGTTCTCCGCCCCTATTGTTGCGGAAATGGCGACGGGCATCCTGTCAAAGATGGTTCCGGAAAGCCTCCGGGCGCCGCTTCTTCTTGCAGCCGGCATGTATTCTCGTCGCAAGGGCATGGAGGGGTCGCAGCTTGCGGCGGAGGCGGCGGCCAATTTGCCTCCGCGAAATCTTCCGCGCCCCTACAGCTTCCCGGAGTTCAGGACGCTGCTGCCGCTTGGCGAGCAAGCCAGAGAGCGCGAGGGCCGCGCAACAGGTGGCCGCGCCCCGGGCATGACCGCAGATATGTTGATGGCCGCCGTTGAGCGCGCGAAAAACAAAAACAACGCTGGCACGAAGGACATCCTCAAGGCCCCCGACGAGCATGTTGTGAAGGCGCTTGAGATAGCAAGCAGGAGCATTTGAAGCCATGCCCACAACAAATAAAAATCTCAATCAGCCTGCGTATAATTCCGGGACATGGGATGTGCCGCTTAACAATAACTTTGGCTACATAGACAGCGCATTTGGTGGCACGGCGACAATTTCAAACACGTCTGCTTACACACTGGCGACGGCTGAGTATCAATCAATGCGTTTGTTTTTCAACGGAACGCTCAGCAATAATGTCACCATTTCTTTCCCGGCCGGAGTTGGCGGCTTCTGGATTGTTACAAACGGCACCAGCGACGCGTCTTCCGCAGTCATTCGATACCTGACAATATCTTCTCTCGGAGGCGGAACAAGCATAACGCCGCCACGCGGAAGCACTGTTTTTATTTACAGCGACGGCACAAATGTTGGATACGCCATGCCGTTTACGCAGCCGGGAACGATTATTTCCTACGGGGGAACATCGGCGCCAACAGGCTTTATTTTATGCGACGGCGCGGCTGTTTCCCGGTCAACGTATTCGGCGTTGTTCCAGGCTATTTCAACGGCGTGGGGCGTGGGAGACGGAACCACAACGTTTAATGTTCCGGACCTTCGTGGAGCATTTGTCAGAGGCTCCGGCGCGGGATTAAATCCGTCGCCAAGAACTGTTGGAACATATGAAGCAGATGCCTACCTCAATCACAGTCACGCAATTACAGACCCAGAGCACACGCACACTATGTCATTTGCGCAATCCGGCGACGACAAGGCATATCCTCTTGGATCCGGACTTCTCTATAATACCGGCACACGCACAACCAACTCATCAGCAACAGGCATAACGGTAAATGCATCAACGACCGGAAGCACAGAAACGCGTCCAAAAAACTATGCAACGCTCTTTTGCATCAAGACCTGATTAAATGATGATGCACCCCAATGACTTTGAAAAACTGCTATTTATAGCAAAGCTTTTCCTCGCCATTGGGGTGGCAATATATGCGGCAAAATGCGGAAACGCCTTTTACCACCTTATTGCGGAAAGCGCATATTGATACTAAACCTATCTTTTGCCGGACGTATTGGGGTGTAGCATAGATCTGCATGATCCTTGCAGTATGAGCGTCGAGCTATTTTTTCCCCGCAGTATATTGCTGTTTCCGCGCCATCTGGCGAAACAATAAATCTGCATGATGCCATATTAAGAAACATCAGCGTCTTGCCAGATGGCGGAGTGGAGAAGTATTGATCAAAAACGGAGGCAACAGAACCTTCGTCGCCAATGCATTCCTCGATCATATCTTCCTCCAAATCGGGAAGGATTTTAGCAGGAGCGGCGCTTGGCTTTGGGGGCCGCGCCTTTGCCGGTCTCGCTTCCGCTTTTTGGTGAACATCGTAACCCTTTTTTCGCATTCTATGAACAAAACCAAGAACGGAATTTCTCGTTACACCAAAAATTTCCGCTATTTCGGCGCCAGTCTTTCCCTCGTTCCAAAGCCTGATTATTCCCTGCTTAAGGCTTTCGTCCATTATGCCCCCCAGTATGTTTCGTGCTCTCTTATAATAGACATGACATCAGAAAAATCAGAGGCGCTATGCCTGATGCGCATCATAGTTGTATTCATTCGATGCAGCTGATTGTTGAGGCGCGCAACCTCATCAATGTATGCGCGCCTCTCTGTGTCGAGCCTATCCTCAAGGATTTTTATAACGCCATGCAGGCGCAAGACTTCATCCTCGGCCCTTTCCATTATCGCCGCTCCCCGCATTTAACATAGTAATCGCCGGTCTTGATGCACTCAACGCCTTTGCCGGTAACCACCCTGCGGCTTTGATAGCCATTGGTGTCAACATTTAACCGCTCAACGCATGCCGCCAGAGCAAGTGTCAGACACAAAATCATAATCATGTAAAACGCTCCCTTTTCTATGTTTAATATGATACTACGCATATAGCCTCCAAACAAACAGGGCCGCGACACGCGCGGCCCATTACTGTTAACGCGTTATGTCGGTCTCAAGCCGGTCAAGATTTATTGACGCCTTGGGTCTTGGGAGCTTTGACTTTATGTCAGACGCGTCAATTGAGAACTGCCCGGCAAATGCAAGGTAGTTGATGGCGTCAAAGTAATTGTCCTCAAGCGTATTGTTTTCCTGCATGCGAGCAAGCTTCACGCATAGCAGGATCAATGCAAGCTCTCGCTCTGTGTATTTGTGATTGCCGCCGATAACGGCATTTGCAATTTCCACGGCCTTGTAAAAACAAGTGTCAGGCGACCCATACTGCTGCTGGCGCTCGTCAATAATTCTGGCGGCGGTAAGGAGGGTTTCTTTGTGGTGCATGATGCCTTTCTCCATTTTCATGTTTATTAAATACTTTTATTTTGCCGACGTAACGATGGTTTATCGCAACGTAGCCAGCGCTATAGTGGTCCGCATCCGGCCTGTCTCTGTAAAACTCCTCGACAACGACAAAATCATTTGTCGTCAAGGCTTTTACAAAGTCCTCAAGGCTATTTGACTCCTTGTGATCCACATGCATCTGGTGGACAGCGTTGCCGTTGTATGACGGCATATTCATGATCACCCAAAAGCGCATGGTTTCCCCTGATGTGGACAGCGGAGGCGGCGCAAGGCCGCCCCCACAAATCATTTACCAGCCAAGATCGCCGCCGCCAGCCGGGGCGGCAACCTTTGTGGCCCCGGTGCTGGGCGGCGTGGCGTGCGTCGACGCATTTCTTGTCGACGAACCACGCTCCTTGTAAACAAGATCGCCAGGACGAGCCACCCAGCTGACGATCCTGAACTCGGGAACGTAGTTCGTCGACTTACGGGCCCCCTCACCCGTCGTGTGAGGCGCGGTGCGGCTCAACTCAACCACCGGCAACTTACCGGGGTTTTCCGCAGACGCAGCCTTGTAGTCATCGTGCAACTTATCAAACCCACGCAAAAAAGCCTTTGCCGTTGAACTGATCTCGCGAACATCGCCGCCAAAGTCCTTACCAAGCTTTACAAGGCAGCGAATGCCTTCGCGGTATTTGTCGCCAGGCTTCTCAGGCTTGGGTCCAGACCCAAGGCGCGTCAAAACATACTGCGGCGCCCCGCTCTCAAAGTCGATCCAGCCAGTCTCAAGGTTTTCCAGATCAAAGACGGCCTTGAACCCCGAAGTGATATCAGTCGGGATGCTTTCGCCGTTGACGCGATCCACGCGCGTCAGACGACCCGCCCGCGCATCATATTTAATGATCGGAAGAAAGTCAGCGCTATTGGTTTCATAATTGATGCCGATACCCATGTTCTACTCTCCTGTTGCAGCAATCTAGCTTGCTGCTTGCTCTTGCCCGGTTCGGGCCAAGCTCTGCGGGACTACATGCCCCAAATCTCAAACGCCGCCTGTCGTGTAAGCGGGTCGTTGAAGTAAAAACTGTCTACGTCGGGAACAACAAGCGACGCGAGCTCCATCGGATCATCGCTCATAGATATGAATTTCTGGATTGCAAGCCCTATTTTCCCCAAGGCGGCAACATGCTGGTCTACGTCTTCAAGCCTGTAGACTGCGGACTTCTTTGTGCTGACGTAAGCAATGCGAGGATCGAAATCTTTACCCTTCGCCGCAGTGTATAGGGCAACCTGACGCGCGTGATTGGTTTTGATCTTCGACGGTATTGCATGTGTAGTTTTCAGGTCTACGATAATCTTGTGATTTTCCCACGCGACGTCATAGTAACCGATAAACGGGACAAGCAACCCGTCGAACCGATACTCAATTTTTCCTTGCGTGGATGTCGGAGGCCCGTAGCCCCTAAGCTCTGCCAGAGCGACGCGCACCATATCCGGAACAGCAGCCTGTTCCTTGCTCTTGGCCGGATCCTGGGAGAGCGCAGAAAGCTTATAAAATTCCTCGTTTGCAACTTTGATGCATTCGTCATCTGTGGCCCCCGTCAGCAAACCATGAACAACGCCGGCCTCAGTCGCCGTCCCCCGGAAGGCGGCGCAGCCAACCTGACCGCGCCTCTTTAGTAGCTTCTCCATCACAAAAGTCGCCGGGCTGCCAATGAATGTGTTGCACGTAGATGGCGACAGATGCTGTATGTTGTGGATTTCAAACGGGTTTTTCATGTAGCCTCAATGATCATCTTCTGGACCATGCATATGGCTGCGGGGGCAGTCAAGCCGCAAAGAGACGCTTGACAAAAAATTTTGCCTAGTCATACGGAAAAGATCGGCGGCAATTTGTTGCCTGATTATCTGCATCATAGAGGTTGAAATATGCCAAAGCTTGTAACCATCGAGTTCGAAGGCACGTCCCCCTACTCGCAATCTCTCAAACACGGCACGCCGTATTTAGAGAAGGAAAGCCATGAGGACTACGAAGAGCGAACATGGCGGGAGAAGTGCAGCACAAACGACGCGGGGGAGATCGTTATCCCCGCAATGGGCTTCAAACAGGCCCTCGACTCCGTCGCCAAGCGCCTTGGCGACCAAATCCCCGGCAAGGGGAAGGCCACCTACACTAAACACTTCAAGGGAGGCGTGATCTGCGAGAGCGACGTCCCCATTGGCTGGTTCAAGGCCACCGTTCCCTCCATTACCATCAGCGCCAATAGCGACGGCGTTCGTGGATCCGGGAAGCGCGTCAATCGCACGTTTCCTCAGGTGCCGACATGGAAGGGGACTGTTGTTTTCGCCATATTGGATGACACCGTGACGCCCAAGGTATTTGAGCGTCACTTTGATGAGGCAGGGAGGTTCATTGGCCTTGGGCGGTTCCGCCCGGAAAACGGGGGGCTGAATGGGCGCTTCCGCGCAATAAAATACACGTATCAGAACATCTAGGATGATCTTCGCAGCGCAACGCATCACTCTGCATCGCGACGCATCGACTCGCAACGCAACGCAAATTTAAAAGGAGAACAAAATGGCTGACTACATCAAGGAAATGGCGCCGGAGACGCGCATAGTGATCGACCGCCTCAAGCGGATGCAGATTGGTGATGTTGTAACATATGGGGAGCTTTCGGCGGCCTGCGGCAAACCTGTTTCCGGGCAGACCTTCAATCTGGCTACAGCCAGGCGATTTCTTGTGAAGCACAATCACATGGTGTTCGAAGCAATTCGCAGTGTCGGACTGAAACGCCTTGACGACACTGAGCTTGCAACATCCGCCAGCGACAAGTTCGTTGAAAAAAGCCGGCGGCATGCAAAAAGATCCGCGCAGAAAATGGCCTGCGTTGAAGATTACAGCAGGCTGTCTCCGGCGGCTCAGATTGCCCACACGATTAAAATCAGCTTCTTTGGCGCCATTGCCTACATGGCGCGCAAGGGCCAGCTTGAAAAAGCATCGCGCGCCGTGGCAGGAAGATCGGGCGAGCTGCCAATTAGCGAAACGCTGAAGGCTTTCTCGAAGGAATAACAAAATTGCAGCGCGCCTGTATTGAAATGCCGTTTCATGGGCGCGCTGACTTATTGTCTGATCGGGCTCCACGCCGCAGCGCATCTCATCGCGGCGCAGCGCGGCGCCACGCTCCGCAACGTTTCTTTTGGCGATTTATCCTCGCTGCGCGGCGCTACGCTGCGCAACGCAACGCAACGCAACGTTTCTTTTGGCGATTTATCGGCGCCGCGCGCCGCTACGCGTCGCACCGCCGCGCACCGCTGCGCGTCGCACCGCATTGCAGTGCATCGCCGCGCACCGCGACGCAACGCAACGTTTCTTTTGGCAGTTTATCCACGCCGCGCAACACGTCGCTCCGCTCCGCTCCGCAACGCACCGCAACGTTTCTTTTGTCTGCTTACCTGCGCAGCGCATCGCAGCACATCGCGCCGCACCTCTACGCAACGTTTCTTTTGGCAATTTACCCTCGCCCCGCTCCGCGACGCATCGCAGCGCATCGCTACGCTACGTCTCGCCGCGCAACGCAACGTTTCTTTTGGCAATTTATCGGCGCGACGCTGCGCAACGCGTCGCTACGCTCCGCAATGCAACGCAATCAGGGAGACAGCATGAAAAACTATGTTTGCATTATGGGCCTCGACCCCGGTCTGTCAGGGGCCGTCGCCTTCTATTACCCATCACACCCGGAAAACATTGCCTGCTACGACATGCCCGCCGTGGACAAGCGCGTCAATGGCGCCGCGCTTTATGATCTGATCCAGCAGCACCGGCCAGATCTTGCAATTATTGAGGCTGTGCATTCAATGCCCGGGCAGGGCGTGAGCAGCAGCTTTAGTTTCGGCGTCTCATATGGCATCGCGCAGGGCGTGATCGCCGCCGCCAAGGTTCCCGTTGTTTTTGTGACGCCCGGCAAGTGGAAGAAATACTTTCTCTTGTCATCTGACAAGGAGGCGTCGCGCGGCCTTGCAATCAACAAGTGGCCGGCATCTGATCACTTCAGGAAGAAAAAGGATGAGGGGCGCGCGGAGGCGGCCTTGATTGCTCTGTGGGGAGCCAAGACGCAGATATAAAAAAAGACGCCCTTTCGGGCGCCTGAAAGTTAGGGAGGAAACGCTCGCGACAAGGCGCCGCGAACAAAATGACACTGGATAAATGCACCTTGCCTGTCAACCCCTCTTGTGGTGGGATGCAAAAAAATGGCCCCGATTGCCGTCGGGGCCAAGGAAGAGTGTTGCTAAACCAATCAGCATCGAAGATGCTCTACTTATATACGCGCCATGACGCGTCATAGCAATATGTAGTGTCTCGATGCTCTCGAAAAAGAGAGCCGACATGATCGAAGAATACTTTGATGACGAATACGCGTCACCTGAGCAGTGGGCTCGTCTCTACAGAAGCGCGGGACTGCAGGTTGTGCCGGCCCTTGGCGCGTCAGACGTAAAGGCTGGCGTCAGCTGGAAACGGCCGGCGATAAGGTGGGCGGATCTTGAGGGGAGCCTGGTCAGCGATGAATTGTTCAAGCAGTGGTATGGCCCCAGTGGCCGCTTTGCTGGCCGCGTCAATATGGGGATTATTACCGGCGACTGCTCATCCCGCGCCTTCATCGTCGACCTTGACACCCACCGACAGCCTTATGCGGCTATATGGTGGCGCGGCATCCACGAGGACAATGTCGGCGGCATCATACTGGAAACTCCGACCCAGACGACCGGCGGAGGCGGCAAGCAGTATCTTTTCCGCGCCCCGGAGGGGTGGACGCCGCCCACAATAAAGACACCCAGAGGCGTCGACATCAGGGGGCAAGGCGGCTTCGCCATGATGCCCCCGTCAATGCATGAAAGCGGCGTTCCTTATCAGTGGGACGACGGCCTTGCGCCGTGGGATGTCCCCATAGCCACGGCGCCAGGATGGCTGTGCGACGAGATCGACCGCCTTGTTGTCGAGAACGGCGGCACGCTGCCGGCGAGCGGCGAGGATATTTTTGCCGCCCGCCTGCCTCGGGCAACTTTGGATAAAACCTATACCCAAAACGGGTCGGGTTCTCCCCCAAACGGCGCCCACGGGATTGTGTCCAATAATTTCGGACTGATCGTGGACGGCCGAGAGGCGCATATGGCGCGCATGGTTTTCGCGCGCCTTGTTGATGAATACCGAAAAGACCCAACGCCTCCGACGGTCGAGCGGCAAAAGGCAATTGCCGCCGATTTGTTTCCTCAATATGTGGCGTCGGTAAAACCGCGCCTGAGGGACGACGCGAGGGACAAGGTCGCCCTTTTGGAGGCGGAGGGTCGCGGCGCCGCGCTCTTCATGGACAAATTTTTTGGCCTCATAAGGAAGTGGAACACGAAAGTCAGAGACGCCGCAGCGGTCACCCCGGCTGCGCGCCACGACTTCAGGGAGCCCGCGCAGCAGAAGCCGCTTCCTTCGGACCCCGAAGATTGGGACGCAAGACCAGAAAATACTTCTGCTTTTGAGGAAGATTTTTCTGGCGTTGCGGAGGCAATTTCCGGCAAGGACTGCTTTGACCTTCTTTCGATTGAAGACATTTTTAATCTTCCGGACCCCGAGTATCTTGTGCAGGACGTTTTTATCGAGAACGGCCTGTATTTTATTTACGGGTCCCCGGGGTGCGGCAAAACATTTATCGCGCTTGATCTGGCTCTTTGCGTCTCGACGGCGCAGGCGTCCTGGTGGGGCAATGACATCCGCAAGTCCGGCCCGGTTCTTTACATTTCGTCGGAGGGCACGTCCGACATGAAGTTCCGCATCAAGGCGTGGGGCGAGACGTCAAATGTGTCTGTCTTCAAAAGAGATTTTCGCCTTGCGCATCAAACGATAAATTTCATGGACGCGGGCGACGTCGACAAGCTTTGCCGAACAGTAGGCTCGTGGGTTGAGGCGATGGGAGGGAGGCGCCCCGTGCTTGTTGTCGTCGACACGGTGTCTCGTGTTTTGCCCGGGGCCGACGAGAACCTGCAGAAGGACATGACAATTTTTGTCCAGGCCTGCGACCGCCTCAGGGGGCTCTACGGCTGCGCCGTGCTTGGCGTCCACCACACGCCCAAAAATAGCGAGAATATGCGCGGGTCGACCGTTCTCCTCGGGGCGGCGGACACCGCTTGCCTTGTGGTCAAGCCTCACAATGAGATGGAGGGCACGCTGACGGCCATGAAGATCAAGACTGCGGCCAGCGGCTGGTCGTGGGACTTCAGGATGAACCTGACGCCATTGCTGTGCGGTCATAGCTCTCTTATCGCCGAGCGCATCGTGGAGCCTTCTCTGGCCTCTCCGGAGGCCATGCAGGAGGCGTTCGGGGGCAAGCAGGAGCTGGCGATGGTCAGGCTTGGCCACAAGCTGTGGCGGCAGGACCTGATCTTTGAAATCCTGAACACGATCCAGGACGACTTTGAGGCTGGCAACGGGTGGGCTTTTGGCAAGCAGACGCCCCGGTGGTGCATTAACAATCTCAAGCTGAAGTTCAGGATACCGGCGGACGACGCGAAGGAAATTATGGACGGCCTCTACGCCGCAGAGGCTGTCGCCATGAAGAGCGACAAGGGAGGGCGCCGGGAAAGCTACGCCGTAACTGAAAAGGCGCTGCCCGGTTTCGTCAGAAAACAAATTACAAGTAACTAGATTGCGTAAGCTTTTGAAAGCAAAGGCCGCCGCATTCTTAAATCAATCTTAAATCTTCGTAACTCCTTGTTTCTAAAGGCCGTCGCATTCTTAAAATTCTGCAACTGCAATCTTAAATTTTAAGAATGCGACGGCCTTTAGATTCAACAAGTTACGAAATCTAATCACAGTAATTTGTTTTCCCAGTAAAGGACCAACAAAATCAAACACTTACGCGCAATCCCGGATTTGCAATCTTGACGCCATAGATACGTAGTATCTATGTGGCGCACGCTGCGCTGCGCCCTTCGGGCGCGCTTGCGAACGCGCCTGGGGATAGGCTGTTTGGGTGTTTGGGTGGAGGGGTGAATGGAAACCGGCAATCGGGCAGCCGCGTCCCTCGGTCGGGCGTCGCTCCCTTACGGTCGCTGCCTCCCTCGGGGGGCGGCGGAAGATAGCGGGAAGGGGGTTGACAGATCGGGCGTCTCTAAAAACGCTTCGCGGCATGATTGCAACAGTCTGGAAATCCCGGAGGGTTGATGGTTTGGGGGAGCATGGCATGAACGAGGGAGGCGAGGGGCCGACGACCCGCGTCATTGGCGGTCGAGAGTATAGCATCCGCGAGGACGAGCGCCTGATCGCCTCAAGGCCTGACGGGTGGGAGCTCAGTGAGCTGAGAGGGTGGTCGAGCGAGCAGTGGGTGAGCATGCGCCTGCTGGATACGGCGGATGGCGCAAGGGCCGAGGCCCCAACGGCCGCCGCCGGCAGAGAGAAGCGCATGCGGGTGTATCAACTTGGCTTCAACGCCACCAACGGCCGAATGGCCTCGAATGTATTCTGGAGCAAGCTGTGTCTGAATTATCCGGATGTCGCCCAGTGGGTTCTGATGACGCTGGAGAAGGCTTTGAGGGGAGGGGAGGCGTGACGCCGGGGGGAGTTGTCTACAGCACCATCGCCGGCATTCCCGCCGTGACGCATCACGTCCCCGCGGTGATTATGACGACGGCGAATAGCTTCTCTCTCGGGAACAGGGCAAGGATGATCCCTTTGTCTCTCCCCAGGCTGAAATTTCTTTATGGCGACGTCGCCGACACGCCTGCGCCTCTTCCCGCGAGGCCTCCTGTTGAGCCGGCGAAGACTGTCATCGAGGCTAAGACCAATCCAATTCACGAGAGGGATGCGGAGCTCGTAAAAATGAGGTTGTCCGGCATGACCTTCGCCGAGATAGGCAGGGCGAAGGGGGTCACGGCTGACCGCGTGAGAAAGGCCGTATTCCGTGCCAACAAACGCGCCCTCCGCAATCAGGGGTGTCACAGATACATCATGCCGCCAAACAAGCTCACGCCGCTTCAGGAAAGGGCTTTGGAGCTAAAAAACTCCGGCATGACTGTTTCTCAGGTCGCCGCAGAAATGCAAAGAACGACAAACGCCGTTTCCAAGTTGCTTGCGCAGGCAAGAGAGAAGACGGGTCTCATCAGATAATGACTGACGAAGGCATCACAAAAAACAATTCGCCTGACGCGCAGGCCATTATGCGCATGAAGTGGCGGAAGTGGTCGCAGGCGAGGCGCTCCCGCATGTCGCCTGAGGAGATTGCGGAGGCAAGGAAGGCGGCGAACGAGCGGCGCACGAAAAGGCTGGCGACGCCGGGCGGCAGGGAGAAGCAGCGCGAACAAGGGCGCCGGTGGCGCGAAAACAATGAGGAGAAGATCAGGATCAGCCGGGAGAAGCAGAGGCTGAAAAGGCTTGAGAAGGCCGCCGCCGCGCGACAGGCCCGCTTGTCTGATCCTGAATACATCAGGCGGCTGGAAGAGAGAGAGGCCGCCCGGGCCGTTGGCGACCGCGAGGCGTGGCGGCGTTATTACCGCAATCGCAAGGCGCGCCTTGACGCCGACCCGGAGGCAAAGGCCGCGTATCGCGCGAAGCAGTTGCAATACAGGCTTGCAAAAAAAGAGCGGCTGTTTGCCGACCCGGTTCTTTTTGCGGCGTATCTTGAGAGGCGGAAGGCGAAAGCCGAGGCGCGTAAACAAGGCGCCCGGCCTCTACTTTCTGATCAGGAAAAGGCGGACAGGGCGCGGCGCAGAAGGGAGGAGCGGGCGAAGGCGCAGAGATTATTAAACGCCAAAAGGCGGGCGGAGCGTGAGGCGCAGAAGGCGGAAGAGTTGGCGACGTCAAGGGTTGCGAAGCAAGCAGAGCCCGCAAAGCGTCAGCCGCCGATCAGAAAAATGGGGCGGCTAACGGCGCTGATGAAGTGGCACGGGAGATAGTGATGCTTCGCTGGCTCTACTGGATAATCGCCATCCTGACGGCTCTTATGTGGGCGGCAGTATTGATTGCGCCGAAAGGAGAGGCCGGATGATCAAGAACATTATCATGTTCGTCGGTGTCTACACGCTCGGCATGTGCGTCGTGCGTATCGTGCTGGCCCTTATGGGCGACAGGACAGGGAATAGCGGAAGATACAAACCATGGGATGAAGAAGATGGCTGACATCAGCGAACTGGTGAAGCGCATGCGCGGCTTAGCAGAATACGTAGATGACTGCGATGAAGCCGCTGACGCGCTCGAAGCGCAGGCGAAGGAAATGAAAATATATCAGCAAACAGAGTTGACTTACGTTACCCGCGTTGCTGATGCGCAGAGAGAATACTCCGAAATGCAGGCCAAACTTAAAGCCCGCATCGCGGAACTGGAGGCGGCGCTAGAGAAAATAAGCGACACAGACCCCGATGATGGAACCGCGTGGTTCCACGAAGTTGCCCGCGCCGCGCTGAGTGGAGAGAAGAGATGAGTGACCAGTTTGAAAATGACGGCCCCTACCAAGATGCAGTGTCGGCGGAAGAGATTGAGCGCCGAATTATGGACAGCGCGTTTCCAAAAAATTCGATGGAGTGGTGGGCGCGCGGAGAGATTGAAAGCCTGCGCACCCGCATCGCGGAACTGAAGGCGGCGCTGAAACCGTTCACTGACGAGAAGCACACAGACGGGCTCCCCGATTGGACTGAAGATGGCGCAGTCATCGGCTGCAACATTCAGGTGCGAGACCTAAGAGCCGCCCGCGCCGCGCTGAAGGGAGAGAAGGGATGACTGACGTTGACGAACTGGTGAAGCGGCTGCGCGGGCTTGATTATAAAACTGATCTGGATGAAGCCGCCGCCGACACGCTTGAAAGGCAAGCGAAATGGCTTGAAGGTTTTGTTAAGCACTCCGATGAGATGGCTATTGCGTTATCAAGTAAGGCGACACGAGCTGACCATCTGTTTGTTGAAAACGATAAACTACGCACCCGCATCGCGGAACTGAGGGCGGCGCTGAAACTGTATGATGATGCTCTTGAAGAAGCCGAAGCTATTTTTTGCGGTGAATATGCTGACGCCTATGGCCCGATGTTCAAATTAGCGATGGATGCCCGCGCCGCCCGCGCCGCTATTCGAGAGGGAGGGAAGGATGACTGAAGCCGAGCGCGAAGAACTAGCCGCCGTCACCGAACGTATGTCGCGGCTGGACTTTGAGCGGACAGCGGCTGAATTGGAGCGTGACGCCCTGCGCGCAGAAAACGCGCGGCTGCGGGAGGCGTTGGAGCCGTTTTCAGCCCTGTTCTTATATCCGGATGATTTGGGGGTTGAATATGCGGAAGACATTCGCTCTGACCCTGATTGGGATGATGTTGCAAACGGCGTCCAGTCAGAAAACGTATTTGTGTTGAGACGAGATATCCGCCGCGCCCGCGCCGCTATTCGAGAGGGAGGGAAGGAATGACTGAACACGAAATTAAAATTCCAGAACCGTCGGAGTGGCATTGCGAACTATTTGGCACAGGAGCGGAAGGGATAGTCTTGCGGCCGACTAAGGGTCGTGAGCCTAATTTCTTCTGGCGCTGGATGCAGTTCGTTTTCTTCGGCAACAAGTGGGTGCGCCGCTATTCGGGAGGGACAGGATGAGTGAAGACATCTGCGACAGGCTTGTGCGCTTTGATTTGCACAAAAAATGCCTGTCCTCAGACCTTGAAGTAGAAGCCGCCGACGAAATCACCCGCCTGCGCGAAGAGAACGCGCGGCTCCGAAAATTGCTTTTTGATTTTGAGAATTTTCAGGAAATCTATGAGAAAGCAATGGAGACAAAATGACCGAAGATGCATCTTTCAAAATAAAGGGCCTTGAGACCCTGTTAAATGACAATCAGAAAGCTCGCAATGAATTGCTTCACAAGCAGGAGCTTTATCCATTTGTGATGCGCCTTCTGAACGAGTCGGACAAAGGAAATGAGCTTTATCCATTCCTTGTTCGAGTTCTGGAAGAAAACAAAGAGCTTGTTCGTCGTCTTTCTGATTGCCAGAAAGCATACGGAATTATGGAAATAAGGGAGGTAGACAATCGGAGACGCACAAACGAATTGTATGCAGAAAGAGAAAGGCTGGAAGCAGCAAATAATTTTTTGAAAAAAGAAAACGAAACTTTGAAAGCCAAAGCCGCAAAATCCGCAAAAAGGAAGCCAAAATGACATGGATCCTCACCCTCTGGATATATGGCGCAGGAGTTATCACTCAGGAGCATTCATCTCAATCGACATGCGAACGCGCCGCTCGCGAGATACGATCAAGCGTGATTGGCGGAATGGGCTATTCCTGCAACATGAAATGAGGCAGTCATGGACATTTTTACAGATTCTGAATTTTGGTTTTTCGTGGCTCCATGCTGGGCTTTGGGCGGATGGGCGGGTTGGAAACTTGCTGAATGGGAAGAGGAAGGCTTCGATGAGATATTCCGCATTGATGTGCGCTATCGCTTTGTCAGCTTGTTCCGTTCAATTGCCCGGCTCTAATTATGGATGCACGGCGGCGCATGGCGGAGATCCGAGGAATTGTTGGCAGGCGCTGAAGCTCGACCAGCCGCGCCCTGCTCAGGGTCGGAGTTATCATTCCGCCGGAACAATGAGCCTCGCTCATGCGACATGCGTCAAACAAAACAGCCAGTGGTGGTTTCATGGGGCGCATCATCCGGTCACTAAGGAAATTAGCAATGAAGGGAATGCTGTTTTACGCCGAGCCTATGGCTTACGCTATCCTGCTGTTGTGGATTATCTTGACAATCGTGGGGCTTTAGCGACGACGCGCTGGACAAAGCTTTCGGGCCTTGATCTAAACAGGCTTGGCGTTCCGTTGTGCAATTAGAGAGAGCAATCTTATGCCTGTATATTACAACGAAATAGAACCATACCCCGCGCAATGGCTACGCAATCTGATCAAGGCGGGGCGCATACCGGATGGAGAGGTAGATGAGCGATCAATCGTTGACGTGCGGCCCGAAGACCTCAGGGGGTTTGACCAGTGTCACTTCTTCGCAGGCGTCGCCGGGTGGAGCAGGGCCCTCCAGCTCGCCGGCTGGCCCGACGACAGACCTGTTTGGACCGGCTCCTGTCCCTGCCAGCCGTTCAGCGTCGCCGGGCGCGGCAAGGGAACAGCCGACGAGCGGCATCTCTGGCCAGAGTTTTACCGGCTTATCCGCGAGTGCAAACCTGCAATCGTCATTGGCGAGCAGGTTGCGTCGCGCGCTGGGCGAGAATGGCTCTCCGGAGTGTTCGCTGATCTGGAAGGAGTGGGATATGCCGGGGCGGGAGCCGATCTGTGCGCAGCGGGCGTCGGGGCGCCGCACATCAGGCAGCGGCTCTACTGGGTCGCATTGGCCGACGCCGAAAGCCTCGGACGGAGAGGGCGGGCGCACGACGAAGACGAAGGGCGGCGGGAACAGCCACCTGCCAATTCATGCGAGGGAAGCGGCGACGTGGCCGACGCCGACATCATCAGATCATCTGCACAACAATTCGGAAACGATAGAGCGATGGACGGAGAGGGCTGCGGAGAAGAAAAAGCAGGGCATACATCTGCAATTTGCTCTTCGGCATGCCGTCCAGACATGGCCGACGCCGACGACGCGGGACGGGAAGGACGGTCAATACTGCCCGAACGTGCCGACGAACTCTCTCCTTGGTCGCGAGGCGTGGAGTGGCGACGGGGAGCCGACGGCAAAGAGAGGCGCGTTAAATCCGGAGTTCGTCTGCTGGTTGATGGGGTTCCCAACCGAGTGGGACGACTGCGGGGTTACGGTAACGCGATTGTCCCGCCGCTCGCGGCCAGGGTGATTGAGGCAGTGATGGAGATAATCGAATAATCCCCATAAAAGGCGAATAATCCCCATAAGGAGAACATGACATGGCGCCAGGACGTTACAGATCAAAGCAGAAGCCGGCGGCCGAAAAAGGCTTCGCCTCCTCCACCCGCCCGACTATCCCGTGGCAGCAGACCGCCGGCATGTATCTCGCCGGACAGGAGTGGGTCGACGAGGTGGATCTCGTCACCCTTGAGATGGACCGCAAGTGGGGGCGGGGGCGTTTGCGGCTGGCTGTCGACCCGGACATCCGGGAGAAATACGACCGGCAAAGGTATCTCTATTTGCAGGCTCTGTGGGAGGGCCAGCTGGAGGACCTCAGGCGCGAAGCCGGCATGATGGTCAAGGCGCTCCGGAGATGCGACGAGCTCGCCTCCATAGCCGGCAAGAAACCAATCCACCCGAGCGTCTGGGAGGTCACCCTTGACGACGGCCGGGTGGCGGCCATTGTCCGCGAGCCGGAGGCGCTTCAGTTTGTGGCCGCAGACGGGCGCTACGTGGTCGTCTATGACCTTGAAGAGATAGGCAAGCTACTACCCTACCTCTCCGACGTTTGCGCGATCAAGGAGGCGTTTCCGGGGGCCACAGTGGCCAGGACGGCCGGAGCCATCAAGGACCCGTTCGCCGCAATGGAGGGGATCGACACGCACGGCATCTTTGACGTCAGGGCCCCGATTGACGACGTCATGAATTTTGAAGACGACAGCGTTCCATTCTGAGTAGTCAAGGATTGCTTGATGACTGACGACGCAACAATCGGGCGGCAGGCGAGGGATGACGCCCTCGACGCCGTCCTGAATAAAAACGCCATCTGGCGCACACATGTTCTGGACTTCATCGAGAACCGGCTGCCCCAGGGCTGGGTCGGCACGGGCGAGGACATCCGCCGGCTGGCAGTGGAGGACGGCCTGCCAAATCCCGGCCACCCCAATGCGTGGGGCGCCGTGATCATGTATGCCGTTAAAAATAAAAATTGGCTGCAATGGACCGGCAAAGTGAGGCCGATGACGCAGCGAAGCAGCCACGCGAGGCTGACGCGGGAGTATGTTCGCTTCGACCCGCTGTAACAAAAAGGGCCCCTTGCGGGGCCCTCTTTTTATGCGGACGTATTTTCATCTGCCTCCGCCCGCAATTCCATGCAAACAACTTCCAGCAACCAGTCTCTGTCAATCTGGTCTTCCCGGAGGCCGTGCACCAGAACGGCCACCAGCCTTGGAACCGGGTGCGTGCCGCACAGCCATGAAGTGACCTGCCGCTCTGTCTTCCCGCATATTGTCGCAAGATCCCTGTTGGACAGGCCAAGCTCCGACATGCTTTGTTTAAGCATTATTGGCTGCATGATTACACCGGCAGCAATCTGCGCGTCACACGTGCCGGCGCCTCGGCGTCAAATTGCCTGCGGCTTTCTATTACGCCCTCCACGCGTCTCAGCTTCTCGTGAACGTATCTGGCGCAATCGAGCTCCGTCCAGTTTGGCGACGTTGACGCCGGGTCGCGTTTTGATAGCCGGCAAAAAACGCCCCACAACACCGGGTTGACCTCCCAGCATGGATCGAGGCGGCAATCCTCTTCAGAGTAAAATTTAGCCCATGGATAAACGGCGCTCATTTTCTGTCTCCCGCTTTTATGACGGCCCAAACAATGATGAAGGCGATGAGGCCCCCGCCGACCAGAAAGCCGACGGTGACCAGTAGCGTAGCAAGAACCATAGCCATCATGCTCCCCCATGGCGTTGTATTGTGGTGACCATCGCCAAAATGCCGAACACAAGTTCCATCACCCTTGCTTCATGCACTGATCCGGGGACTATCGACACCCCGCGGCGCTTCAGCGTTTTGTCAATTGAGGCAAACAATTCATCCGCCATCTCATATCTTTGCCCGGCGGTGATTTCGGGGCGATCCGGCTCCTGCGGCGGAAAGTATGCCGTTGCGTTCCAGTCGACATTAATTGGCATTTTGCTTATGCTCCCCGTATCGCGGATTAAACAGATGATACCCGTTTTTGCAAAGCCATATCGCGAGATGCTCCCCCTCGCGGCAATCTACGGCAATTGACTTGCCGCGATACTGCCACCCCTCGGCAATGACGTTTTCGGCAAAAAACTCTTCAGCCTCGGGGGTGACGGGTTCAAAGAACCAGATCGATGACCACGCCTCTGCGTGCACCAGAACATCGATATTTTTAATGCTGCTCATGATGACTTCTCCTCTTATTTCGTCCAATCAGGGCGTTCATATTCAGGCGCGCTCAGGCGGTGGGGCATTACGGCGCACACGTAGCTGACGCCGTCGACGCCGGGGAAGTAGACGGGAGCCGGACTAAGGCCGTTGTGGTAGACGCAAACGCGCCCCTCCTTGTCCCCCAGCGCCTTCGCGATCTTGCCGAAGTCGGCGAGATACCGCGGGTTGAATTGCGCTGTCTCGCCGTTGACCCCGTTCGGGATGATGCGGCGCCAGTCCGGGAACGTCGCATCAATCGGGCGGAACAGGTAATCCCGGCCGCAATACTGCAGCAGATACTTGCCGTCAGCGGCCGGCGTGATTGTCCCATATGGGACGGGTTTGAATATTTTGATCTCCGCCACGATCTCCGAGGGGATGATGATCACAAAGGGCGTCGGCTCCTCGCCTTCGTCCCACGTCGCCTTGTCATTGAAGGCGGCGATGCGGTGGCCGTCGGTTGCGACGCATGTGATGTCGTCGACGCGCGCATCCACGCAGACCCCGTTCAAATAATATCTGGTTTCTTCCTTGCCGCAGACGGTCGCCGCCGCCTTCAGAAGATTGATGTCTATTGCAGGCATGTTTCTGTCTCCATGTTACAGGCATTTTGAAGAAGGATCATTGATCCTCGTAAAACGTGTCCCACCACGCGTCTTCCCATATCCTCGCCAGCTTTTCGCTGACGCCGACGTAAGGATTGTCCGAGCAACGGACGCAGTCCTTGTAGGCATAGTGGCCTTCGCTGTAGACGATCTCTTCCACTTTAATCTCCATCATGGTCTCATCAGAGCCCGCCTTACGGGCTGACGGGGCCGGGGCCCCGTTTCGACCTTACGCAACGTTGGCGAGCAGCGGCTTGACGCGCAGCGCCTTGGTGGGCTTGCCGACCTTGGTGAGGGCGGCGATCTGGTCCTCTGTGGCGCCGAGCTGGCGCAGCAGGTTCAGGGCGGCGTCCTTGTCGAGCGTGCGGGCGCCAGCCTTGGTGTCGATGGCGACGATGCACGCGTCGCCGTAAACCTCGGCGTCGTCGCCGGCGGCGTCGAGCAGCTCCTTGCGGGCGGCGTCAACGCGGGCGGTGATCTTCTCCTGCTCGAACTTGAGGAGGGCGTAGGCGTCGGCGAGCGGGGCGATGTTGGAAGCGGTCATATCAATCTCCGTAAGATGCAAGATCACGATGAACGCTTTATACAGGAAGTTTCTTCCTGCTGTCAATAACAATCTTAGTATATTCTCAAAAAAAATCAGGGGGCCGGAACCCCCTGAAAAATAACGGGTAACAATTTGCCTAGTCCGCCGACCTTGGCACGGTCACCTCTATCAGCGACTGTTTGGCCCTCGTTGCCGCCACGTAGCACAGGTTATTTTCCTGATCGTATTGCCAACGCTGCGTCGCAAATCGGCTCGGGAGGGTGTTCTCGCGGTCCAGCCAGTAAACCGTGTCCCACTCGCGCCCCTTGGCCTTGTGGATAGTGGACAGCACCAGCATCCGGTCGACGTTATCCTCAAACAGTCCCTGAATAGTGTCCACGACAGCGGTGATGCTGTCGCGGTTCTCCGCGCGGCACTTTGCCGTAATTACCCGGATCGTGTCAGCCTGATCCTTGATCGACTGCGCGCCGGCGGCGTCATTACGCGCCTTGGCCCGGATAATATTGGTCTCGGACCACACGCCAACGGCCTCCTCCAGACCATGCAGCGTCTTCACCCGCCGCCACTTGGTCGCCAGCTTGATCAGACCCTTGCCAATGTCGCGACCTTCTACGCGACAGGGGACGCCATCCCGGATCAGGCTGAAGGCCAGCGTAACGAGCGGCTTGGTGTTGCGGCACAAAATTGCTGTGCCGCCGGTCAGGTCATTGCGGGCGTGCAGCTCTGAGTAGTCAATCAGGCTAACCGATCCCTCGGGGGCGTCCTCGTGCGCCTCAATGTGGTCGACCCATTGATGCGCGTGCCCAACGACCGCCTTCGGACACCGATAAGTAACAGTCAGCGGAAGCTCGATGGCGTTGAAGTCGTCGCGGATCAAATCCAGCGCGTCAGCGTCGGCCCCCGTGAAGCCATAGATCGCCTGCCGGCGGTCGCCAACGGCTACAACGCGGCCGCCCGGAGACAGAACAGCCTTCACCAGAGCGCGGCGCGCCGGGTTGGTGTCCTGCGCCTCGTCGATGAACACCCATGGATAGGTCCAGAACCGCAATTTAAGCAGCACTGGCAGGTAAACCATGTCGTCAAAATCAATCACGTCGGTTCGGGTATTAGAAGCCTTGAGGACATCAATCGCCGCGTTGACGATTTCTCCGGCGCGCTCCTGGGCGTCTTCCTTTTCGCGCCCAAGCAGGTCGAAGTGATCGATTATGTCAAACCACTTGCTTTCGTCGTCAATCGCGCCGTAGACGCCAATGGCGCGCTGCTTCGCCAAAGAGACAAGGGAGGCGACGACTTCGGAATACACGCGCACGACGTGATCCGGGTAAACGCTCTTGCCGGCTTCGGCGATAAGGTTTGTCACCTTCAGCCCCTCAACCTTGACCCTCGGGAAGGTCTTTTTGTAGGCCGAGAGGCCAAACGAATGCACTGTTCCGGCCTTCGCCTTCTTCCAGTCTACGTTGCGAGCCGCCAGCTTGCCGCTGATTTCGTCGGCAATTTTCTTGTTGTAGGCAAGCAATGCGACAGACCCCTCCGCCCGCTCAACCGCCTCAATCAGCGTCGTTGTTTTGCCGGCGCCCGCCACAGCCTCAAGGACGCAGGACCCCTTGCCCTTGACGACCCAATCCAGAAAAGCCGCCTGCTGCGGCGATGCTACAAATGCCATGTTCTATCTCCATGAAATAAGGGGGCGCCTTGCGACGCCCCCTCTTGATACAGGAAGTAACTTCTACCTGTCAAGGGGTCAGAGAAATATCAGGCCTGTCCAGCCACGTCACTTTGGGGAGTGTGACGCCCTTTTCTCTTGCCCGCCGACGCGCCTGCCCAAACGCCCGCTTGCCTTCGATGATTTTGCGGTAGTCCGGGTCTTCTTCCAGCCGCTTGAGAAAGTCGTTTCTCGCCTTCTGGAATTTTGGGTCAATTTTATTTTGCAGGTAGATTTGGCCCAGGGTCTTGCTTCTCGATATCGCTGTCATGTTTCTCTCCAAATGTTGGCTCTATTTCCAATTGAACTCTGACGTATTCCGCCATCCACTCGTATATTCTGCTTGCCGCCTCATAGTCAGAGGGGTTTTTCTCCAGCCTCTCCGCCATCCTCCGAACGCCCAGCACCGCATTGTCCCTCACGGCGACGAGCCGGCCCAGGTGACGCCGCGCCTCCTCCTCCCTCTCCGCCTGCGCCACTATTGCCTCTATTTTCGCCTCCAGCTCCTCCAGCGTCTCTGACTTCTTCCGACCCTGTTTGCTCATTTTTCCCGTCTCCTTTGTGCGGCACCGGGTGGAGCGCCCGAACCTCCGATTTCAGTCTGCTGAAGCTGAAGTTGTAGATTTCGCCATACGGAATAACGAGCTTGCCGCGCTGGCCAAAAATTACAATTTCCTTTGCAGTCCCGATGACGTTGTATCCCTCATGGTCAAACTTTATGCACCACCTCATGAAGTCGATCATCTTCATTGAACATTCCCCGACTGAGGAAAATTCATACTAAGTGCGGCATCCCGGGCGTGTCAACGGGAAATTGCATTTTTTGCCATTTTCGCGCATCATGTTGACCTTTATGGCTTTGAGGCGCTTGACAATGGATGACGGACTAATTGACATCCTCGCTGCCGGCATCTGCGCCTTTGGCGTTGGAATAGATCGGGATCAGGACGGATGCGGCAGACTGGCCCTGAGGGAGCCAAGCCAGCCGTGTCCCGCAAGTTGTGATTTTTGTCGGCTTCAGGCCGAGTTTTTGGCGGTAATAGCAGCTGAATACCTGGGGGTCATAAATGTCAGCGAACAACCAGCTTAAGAGTATTGTGGAGCGCATCGAAAAGCTTGAGGAAGAAAAGGCCGCGATTGCAAACGACATCAAGGATATTTTTGCCGAGGCGAAGGGAGCCGGGTTCGACCCGAAAATCCTGAAACAGGTTTTGGGCCTGAGGAAGAAAGACGCCTCAAAGAGGGCCGAGGAGCAAGCCCTCTTGTCTGTTTATATGGATGCCCTCGGCATGCTTGCGGGGACGCCATTGGGCAATGCGGCCGCCAGCCAATATTCCAGCTCCATCCGGACGCCTGTGGATCTTGACGGTGATGAGGCGGAAGAGTTCTAGGATCGTGGGCCGGGGGCCTCGCGCCCCCGGATTAAATGCGAGATGACGATGAGCGACGAGAAGACGGTTAAAAACAAAACCGGGCGCCCATCAAAGTATTTGCCGGAATACTGCGAGCGCGTCATAGAGCTGGGGAAAGAAGGAAAGAGCATCGCGCAGATTGCTTCTGCGTTTGATGTTGATAAAGCCAGCATTTACAGGTGGGAAGAGGCGCACGAAGAGTTCCGCACAGCTCTCGCACGCGCGAAGGCTCACTCGCAGTGCTGGTGGGAGAATGCGGCGCAGGAAAATGTCAGCAATAAAAACTTCAATGCGCAGATTTGGTTGAAGAGCGTGGCGTCGCGGTTCCGCGAGGATTACACTGATAAGCAGGTGACGGAAGTCAGCGGCCCGAACGGGTCGCCGTTGCAGGTTCAGTCGCAGGTGATAGACGCGCGGAAGCTTGACGCCGATCAGCGCGCCGCGTTGCGATCAATGATTGAGGCGGCAAGATCGGAGAAGAAAAATGCTTAAATGCAGCGACGCAAACAATTGCTCCGAGGAGTTTAGAGCCTACGCAAAAAAAATGGAGATTGTTGTTGGCGGCATCATGGACATTATGGCGGCTCATCTTGAGCCGGGACCTGAAGAGATTAATGCCATTGCATGCGTGATAACAAATGTTCTTTCGAGGCATTTTCAATCATGCGATGAAGCCTCAGAGGCCTTGCATATTTTTAACAAATCCGTTGCCGTAATAATGGCTGGCGCCGACGAGTTCCACTTGACATCATGGGCCGACGATGAGGCGACGCTTAATTAGGCCCGATGCTTGATATCCCGCACATTGATCTCGCCCGGCAAGAGTTCGAACTTGATCGCGCCGACGCCGAAGATAGCCTTGCCGAGTTCATCCGTCAGGCGTGGCATGTGCTTGAGCCGGGGCAGGATTATGTCCACGGGTGGCATATTGATTTTATTTGCGAGCATCTTGAGGCCATTACAGATGGCGTCGAGTTCGACAGCGGCGCGCATTACAATCGCCTGCTAATTAACGTGCCGCCGGGCACGATGAAGTCCCTCACTGTTGGCGTGTTCTGGCCGGCGTGGGAGTGGGGGCCGCGCAATATGCCCCATTTGCGCTACGTTTGCGCATCTCACAGCCAAAGCCTCGCCATCCGCGACAGCATGAAGATGCGGCGCCTGATTATGTCGGAGTGGTATCAGGCGAGGTGGGGCGACCGCGTCAAGCTGGTCGGCGACCAGAACGCAAAAACAAAATTTGAGACGACGTCGACAGGGTTCCGGGAGGCTGTCGCCGCCGGGTCGATCACTGGAGCTCGCGGTGATCGCGTGATCATTGACGACCCGCATAGCGTTGAGGGCGCCTCGTCTGATCAAATGCGGGCGTCAACCATTGAATGGTTTCTGGAGGCAGTGCCAACGCGCCTCAATAATCCGAAATCCAGCGCGATTGTCACCGTTATGCAGAGGCTGCACCATGAAGATGTCTCGGGCGTCATCCTCGACCGCAATCTTGGCTACGATCACATTTGCCTGCCGATGCTTTATGATCCCGCCGCCGCCAAGGAAACGATGCTGGGCTTCAAGGACCCGAGAACAGAGGATGGCGAACTTCTTTTCCCGCAGCGTTTCCCTGAAGACGTGGTAGATCGAGATCGCCGGGTCATGGGCGAATACGCCTTCGCCGGCCAAATGCAGCAAACGCCAACGCCGCGCGGCGGCGGCGTCATCAAGCGGGACTGGTGGCAGCGCTACAATCGCGATAGCTACCCGCCATTCGATTACATTCTCGCGTCCCTCGATACGGCCTACACCCTTAAGCAGGAAAACGACCCAAGCGCCATGACAGTGTGGGGTGTGTGGACGGGCGGAGACATGACGGCGCAGATCACGCGGGCGCTGACGGTCGATGGCTCTCCGACTATGATGGCCAGGACTTACACGCCAGAGCACCCCAAGGCCATGATGATCTACGCCTGGCAGGACCGCCTCGAATTGCATGAGCTCGTCGAAAGGGTGCGGGAGACCATGCAGAACTATGGCGTCGACAAGCTGCTGATCGAAAACAAGGCGGCCGGGCACAGCGTTGCGCAGGAGATCAGACGCGTTTATGGTCACGACGATTTTGGCGTTCAGCTGATCGATCCAAGGGGGCAGGACAAGCTTGCGCGGCTCTACAGTGTTCAGCACCTTTTTGAAGAGGGGCTGATCTACGCGCCAGACAGGTCGTGGGCGGATATGGTCATTACGCAGGCCGAGCAGTTTCCAAAGGCCGCCCATGACGATCTTGTCGACACGGTTAGCATGGCGCTGCGCCATCTTCGGGAGCTCGGGCTGCTTGTGCGCGGGGCGGAATTTACCGCAGAGCTCAACGATAGTATGCTGCATCGCGGCTCTGAGGAGGAGCCGCTCTATCCAGTATAGTTACGGGGGCAAGAAGATGCGGCGCCGGATACTGGCCAACGCTGTCGTGGACGTCATCCGCGAGGCGCCACCGGCCTCCAGAGAGCTTAGTATTTATCGCGTTGAGGCGTGGGGGAAGGAACCCCACGACTATGTGCGCGTATATGAAATTGCCGCGCGAGATGCTAATATGGCCGCTCGCGAGGGGTTAGATCGTTTCACAGAAGAAATTGGCGATCTGTTAGACAAGCAGGAACACTGACATGCCGATGACGCCGGGGCTCAATCCCAATCTCCGCCTCCAGCAGGATGAGCCGGAGGCGGGGCTCGCGCCGGCGGAAGATGTCGTAATTGAAATTTCTGAAGGCAGCCCAAAGATCGACACCGACGACCGCGGCAACATTATGCGGATCGAGCACGACGATGGATCCGTCAGCCTGTCACTTGACGGCAAACCAATTGAGGAGGCATCAAGAGCCGAGCGGGCGCAGGAGTGGTTTGCCAACCTGGTCGATGACATTGACGCCGGAACGCTTAACCTGATCGCCGACGACCTCCTGCGCGGCGTGCGGGATGACATTGAAAGCAGGAAGGACTGGATTGAGGATCGGGCGCAGGGCATAAAGCTCCTCGGCCTCACCGTCGAAATCCCCGGGCTACAGGGCGCCACCGACGGAGCCCCGGTTGAGGGCATGAGCCGCGTCCGCCACCCGCTTTTGCTTGAGGCCGTCCTCCGCTTTCAGGCGAATAGCCGATCCGAGATGCTGCCGACCGACGGGCCGGTGAAGGTGCGCGTCGACAGTATCGGCACAACGATCCAGACGGACTTTCTGGCGGACGCGCTGGAAAAGGATTTCAATGCCTACCTCACCGCTGTCGCCAAAGAATACTATCCTGATACTGACAGGATGTTGTTTATGCTGGGTTTCGGCGGGACCGCATTCAAGAAGGTTTACTTCTGCCCCTTGCGCGGTCGCCCGGTCAGCGAAACGGTGGATGCGGATGACCTCATCGTTAACAATTCCGCGACGACCCTTCAGGACGCCAAGCGGATAACGCATCGCGTTTACGCCAAGGCGTCGACGGTGCGCAGGCTGCAAATCCTTGGCGTCTACCGCGACATTGATCTGGCGACGCCAATGTTCGAGGCGCATGACGCCGTGCAGAGGGAGAAAGCCGAGCAGCAAGGCATTGCCGTCGAGGCGCGTAATCCGGAGGATCGTGAGCGCGAGATTTATGAAATTTACTGCGAGCTCGATATCCCCGGCTTTGAGCATAAATACAGGGGCCAGCTCACCGGACTTGAAATCCCGTATCGCGTAACTATCGATTTGTCTTCCCGGGAAGTCCTTTCCATTGTCAGAAATTATGACGAGCCAACGGGCGACGAAGGCGACGAGTTGCCGGAGGCGCGCCAGAACTTTGTCAAATACACATTTGTGCCCGGCATGGGCTTCTACGATATCGGCCTTCTCCACATCCTCGGGAACACGACCAACGCCGTGACGGCGGCGTGGCGCGAAATGCTCGACGCCGGCATGTATGCCAATTTCCCCGGCTTCCTGATGGCCGACACCGGCGCCCGCCAGAACACGAACATCTTCCGCGTTCCGCCCGGCGGTGGCGCCCTTGTGAAGACGGGCGGCCTGCCGATCAATCAGGCGATCATGCCGCTCCCATACAAGGAGCCGGGCGGCGCCATGATGACGCTGGTCAGCAACATGGTCGAGACAGGGCAGCGCGTTGGGGGAACGGCGGAGCTGGCCGTTGGCGAGGGGCGGCAGGACGCCCCGGTCGGGACGACGCTGGCTTTGATCGATCAGGCGACAAAGGTTATGAACGCGGTCCATAAGCGGATGCATGCCGCGCAGGCGGATGAGTTCCAGCTAATGTTGCGCTGCTTCAGGGAGCATCCAAATAGTTTCTGGAAGAAGTTGCGCGGGCCATCGCTTGAGTGGAACGAGAGCATCTTCAATCAGGCGATCAACAATTACGAGCTCGTTCCGCAAGCGGACCCAAACACTGCAAGCCACACCCAGCGCGTAATGAAGATCATGGCGCTTAAGCAGCTGCAACAGGCGAACCCGAGCATGTATGACGCCGTGGCAATTGATCGCGCCGCCATGAAGGCGATGGGGTGGAGCAACCCTGAGCAATTCATTGCCGCGCCGTCTGCGCCTGTGCCGCCGCCCGAGGCGCAGGCAAAAATGGCTGAGCTGCAAATCAAGAAGCAGGAAGCAGACACAAAGCAGATGCTGGCGCAGGCCGAGGTCGCCAAAATCCAGAGCGAGATGGGCGCCGCCGGGCAGGACGGCCAGCAGCTTGATCCCAATAAGATTATCGACATCCAGATGAAGCAGGCCGAGATCCGCCAGAAGGAAATGGACCTTGAATTGAAGCGCATGGAACTTGAGCAGGCGATGCGGCAATCCGGCATGGACATGCAAATGCAGCAGGCCGACATCACCGCCAAAATGCGCCAGAACCTGATCGACCAGAAGGACAATGAGCTGGACAACTGGAACCGGCAAAAGGATCGCGAGAGCTCTGAGCGCATTGCGGCGGTGAAGCTGGCGCAGGACGTCATGAAGACGCCGGGCGGCTACGCCGAGATGAAGAAGATCCTTAGCCCTGATTTGCTAAGGACGCTTGAGAGCAGGGAAGACACGCCTCCTCCGAGCATTTCCGGGCTGGAGTAAGCCAATGATCAAGGATACCCGCACGCCTCCCGTGAAGTTGCTCGAAGACGAGTATCCCACGCACTACCTGCCGCATGTCGGCAGGCAGGTGATGGAGAGCGGTGGCGCCCCAAAACAGCTTCCTCCCATTGATGTTGGGGCCATTGCGCCTCAATACAAAGAGCCCCCAAAGCCCGTCGTATCTGACATGATGCAAAACCAAATTGCCGAAATTGGCGACAGGGAAATTGCAAAAGGGCTTGCAAAATACGGTCGTGGACCTCTTGTTTCTTCCAATGTCGGGATGCCGCTGAAGGCCGGGCCGGAGCAGTCTTTCTGGGAAAAGGCTAGAGACAAAATGCTGGGGCTGGACTATGGCCGCCCGTCCGTTGAGCGCCGTCAGGCCGTGGAGGGCATAGGAAGCGCTATAGAAGCAGCCAAGCTTGCTGCATATGCGTACCCGGCGACCCGCGCCCCAATGGGTGTTTTTGATTTTACAAAGTCGGTAGCGGAAGGACGACCAATTGAGGCGTCTCTGGCGTCCGCTTTTTTGCCGGGCGGTAAATACGCCAAATACGCAGGCGCGGCTTTGGCCAGCCAAGCCGGGCCGGAAGAGGCCAAAGCCACCTTCATTGGCGAGGCGGCTCGCCTGACGCCGTCTCTGCGCCGCGCCCTTGAGCTTTCACGCAAGTATCTGAACGTTGATCGCCCGCAGGACGTCTGGCGGCAATACGACTGGGCTCCCGACCCCTCCGGACGCATGGTCAGCGAGCTTTCCGACGAAGGCGCCCGCCTGATCCCGCAGGGCCTGGCCAGGTTCAGAACGGGTGAAACAATGTCTCTTGGCGACATTTTGTCGCACCCTGAGGTATATGATCGCTACCCCTCGTCCTACACGACGAAGGTTACGCCTTATCTTCCGAAGGAAGAGGGGGAGCGCGGCTATTACTCGCCGCTTTTGGATTATATCGGCATCAATGAGCGGCTTGGTGACCGCCAGCTAATGAAAACGCTGCTTCATGAGCATCAGCACCGCATCCAGAACATTGAAGGCATGTCGCCGGGTGCGCGGACTGAGATGTTTAAGGGACCTGAGGCCGTCGCCCGGCCTCATGAGGAGCGGCTGTCCCAGCTCCTTGGCGCCATGAAGCTTCAGGAGATTATGCGGGAGAACCCCGGCATTGATCCGCTCGATGCGAAAGTTATTGCCGGGGCCAGAGGCATCCCGATTGTCGGCGGCTCTACTCATCACACGCACAAGGGCGCGGAGGAGTTGGCTCAAGAGGCAGAGTTTTTGCGCCGTGGCATAGACGATATTTACGCGACGCACCCAACGGCGCATGAGCAGTATCTCCGCACGCTTGGAGAGTGGTCAGCCCGCCTGCCCGGCGAGCGTCTTGAGCTGACGATGCCTGAGCGCCGCGTCCGTTTTCCGTTTGACCCCAATTACCCGGTGAATGTTTTGCCGGTAACATCGAGGCCGCTCGGAAACCTTCCTGGCCCCCGGTGGGAAGCAGAGCGCGAGCGGGCGATTGAGCTGGCTCGCCAGCTTCGTCGTGAGCCGTTGCCGGCAGAGCCGCGCCCATCTCTCTCCCCTGAGCAAGAGGCTCTTGAGGAAGACATGATGCAGTTCGCCCTTGAGGCCGAGGCGCGCAAGCGGGCCGGGGTTCCGCCGCCAGCCTTTGGCCCTGCGCTCTTGCCGACCATCAAGAAGGCAGGCGGTGGACCGATTGCAAAGCTTCTCGGCAAGCTTTTGCCCGAGGGATCAGGCTATGTGCCGCGCAAGGGGTTCCCGGGCGTCGTCAATCTCCCCGGCATTGGCCGCGTCGAGCCGCGACCCATCGAGCCGATTGAAAGCATTTCCCGGCGCTTTGCCGGCCCCGCGCACGACGCCCCGGTCGTCCCGATCAACCCGGAGTTTTCCGAGCGCGTCGCCCGCGAATATGAAGGCATGCGGCACGCGCCAAAAGACCCCGTTGTGCGCCGCGCCTTTGAGGCCCTGGCGGATGAGACAATGGCGCAGTATCGCGCCGCAAAGGATCTCGGGCTGGACATCAGGTTCCTGAAACCCGGGCAGGCGGACCCCTACGCGGCAAGCCCGGGCCTTGGATACGAGGACATTGTCAATCGCGGCCGCCTGTTCGTGTTCCCGACCGAGCAGGGCTTCGGCAGCACGGGCGGCCTGAACGCAACCAACGTTCTCCTGAAGGGCGCGGGGCAAGTGGGCGACAAGCCGGATGCGGTCGTCAACGACGCCTTCCGCGTCATCCACGATCTTTACGGGCACTTTGGCCCCGGCAACCCGTTCTTCCGCGCCCCGGGCGAGGAGCGGGCGTATCAGCTGCACAAACGCATGTTCTCGCCTGAGGCCGTGCCGGCGTTGGCGTCAGAAACGCGCGGGCAGAACAGCTGGGTTAATTTTGGCCCGATGGCCGAGCGCAATCGCGCCGCCTCCGGCGCGGAAACCCATTACGCTGATCAAAAGACGGGCGTGATGGCGCCGTGGGCGACGGAAGAGCCTCCGCCTGTTGGTGCGGATATTGAGCAGTTTATTCTCAACAAAAGAGAGAGCGGCGGCCGCGCCAAATACGAAGGTGGCGGCAAGGCGGCGCTGATCGGAGCCGCCTTGAAGGCCGCAGAGGAGTTCATCCCCTACACCAAAAGGATGTTCTTCACTCACAATATTGACCCGCTAAATCTTAAAAGGGCCATCGAAACCGGCGGATTGCCGGCGCCAAGCATGGCGGTATCAACGCCGACAACCAGTGATCTTTCTGATTTCGGTCCGATTGCCCTTGTCGGCAAGCCTGAGAAATTTAGCCCAACGGCCAAGTCGCCCGTTTATGGGCAGGATATCTGGTCGCCTCGCGTTCCGAATACGAGGGAATATGAGCGCACCATGTTCTCGCCCAGTGACCCCAATGCATTTGAGGGCCGGGGATTTTTCAGCATGCTGCATGATCGCCCGATGCCTGGCACAATGGAAAATTTGCTCGCCGAGATGAACGCCAGGCCCGTTATTGGCGGGGAGTTCATGCTGCCTGGAGCCAAGCGTCCGGATGAGGCGGACGTTGGTTATATTATATCTACCCTGACGCCTCGATACAAAACAATGCAGGATCTTCAGGCCGCCCGCGAGCGGCTTGTGCCGCCCGGAATTTTTGGCCAGCGACTTTTTGACGTCAGCAGGGAGCACGCAGCGCTCTCAGAGGCCTTGGGCGGTCGGGGCAAGGCGGACGATCACTTTGGCCACGCTATTCTTGACGCCATAGAGGCCCGCCGGGCTGCCGAACCGGGGCAGAGGGGTCTGCCGTTTTTTTCGCGAATACGCTCTCATTACCCGGAAATATCGCCCGAGCAGGAAAAACGCGTTGGGCGGCACATCACAAGTCTTGCGGAGATGCCTGCGAAATATTTCGAGGCCAAGCCCGGGCGCGCGGTTAGTTTGTCGGATGAGTTTGTCGGCGCCGCTATCCCGGCTTCGAGGGCCAGCGAGCTGGGGCCGCTTCTTGAGCGCGCCGGCATTCGTCGAATTGAGCAGTATGATCCGGTGCGGTCAAACATGGGAACAACTATTATGGAGCGTTTCCCTGAGGCCGGATTTGCGTCAGGGGGCGTTGTGCCGCGCGCGGACGACGATGACTTCTTCCGCCGCATGGCTTTGTGGACCTATGCGGTTGCGCCGCTGTTTGCCGGGCCGCGAGATGTGCGTCGCCATGGTTTTGCAGGCGGCGGAAAAATTATTGAGCAAGCGATCAAGGCGGCAAAGCTTATTACGTCGGAAGGCAAGCCAACCGTTCGTGGTATGGTTAATGAGGCACCGCTTTTCCCTGACGTCTACAAAAACCCTCGACTGCTGGCTGAGGAAGCCGAAAGCCGCGTCGCCCCCGAGGATCCGTTGCTGAAGCGCCTGTGGGGCGTCACCCGGGAAGACATGTTTAACATTGCTGGCTCGCGCCCGGGCAATAGGGAGCCTGTCCTGGCCGCCGGCTCGGCAAATCCCCGCGGAGTTAATTACGCCGCAGAAGGCGTCATGGTTCCTGAAAACGCCGGGCGCCTGCAAAGCATTTTGGAAGAAGGGCGCAAGCAGCCAGGGTTAAGAACAGGCATGATGCCGTGGTATTACATGGACCCGGTTCATGCGCGTCTTGAGCAGATGTTCGATCCCGACGAGGCGCGCAACAGATACAATCTCCTGAACACGTCGATTGCGATGATGTCGCCGGCCAGTAGCGTGCCGACGGAAATCAATCGCGGCCTCGGGGCATATCATCTTGCGCTGCAGGGGCGATTTGAGGACTTTATTCGCGGAGGCGGCAAGCCCAGTGAAGCCATTGGGGGCATTCTTCCGGCATACATGCGTGAGCGCATGCTTGGGCACAAGGTTCACTCAACGTCGCAAGCTGGCCCCTGGGAGAGATACATGCGAACGGGCGTCGTCGACATGGGCAGCCCAAAGGTGACGCTGTATGCGCAATCATCCGGTGTGCCGGCCACTGGTTTTCAGACCAGGCTTCCGGTGCCCGACGCACATTACACGCGCATCCTCGGCATGCCGGATGTCCGCAGGACAGCGGACCCGGCAGTTTCCATGAAAATGAACGAGTATCGCCCCGTCGGCCCGTGGTTCCGCGAAGAGGTTGCAAGGCCGCTTGAGATGGAGGCCGTTCCTGCGCAGGCGCTACTGTGGGGGACGGGGTCCGGAGCCACTGGTGTGGATAGCCCAATTGGGGCGCCGAAGCTTGAAATGCTTTCGCAGCATATCGGAAATGTTGCGCGTCACTATCGCGTTTCCCCCGAGACGGCGAGAGACCTCATCCTGCAAGGCACGCTTTATTCAAGCGGCGGCTCTGTAATCAATCGCGCTCTTGATGTAGTATCCAATCTTCCACGTCATCAGGTGGAGCCGGGGACGCCCGGGTAATCTGGCCGGAGTAACAAATGTCTAACCTTGCCAAAAAGGCCCGCGAGGCCATGAAATCAAAGGCTCGTCAGTGGGCGGGAGCCAAGGACCAAAAGGTCGACAGCTCCGATTGGTCTCCCGCAGAGCCAATCAATGCCGACGTAAAAACCGGCATGCGCCCGGTGTCACGCCGCGCTTATAAGTCCGGCGGCAAGGTTGAGGGCGACAGCTACGCAAAGCAAATTGTCAATCGCAATGTCAAAGAGGCGAACGAAAGCCGTCCGGGCATCAAGCATGTTGGCGGCATGAAGGCTGGCGGCCGAACAAAAAAGAACATCGGCGGCGTCCTGGAAAAAATCAGTCCGGCCTACAGCCTGCTGCGATCTGCGCAGCGCGGCGGCCGCGATGAAGAACGCGACGCAGGCGAGCAGATGAAGGGAGCCATGATGGCTAACCTCGCCAATCGCAAATCAGGCGGCGGCGTTAAAGACAAAAAGGCTCTCGGGGCAATTGACCCATCCGCCAAACGAGAGGCGGCGGGGCACTATAAAAAGGGCGGCGAAGCCAAACCCCCGCAGGCCGCCAGCCGCATGAGGCGCGCAACGGGCGGCGCCGCGTTGGACGTTGCCGGCATGAAGAAGGCGGGAAAGAAGCACGCCTCCGGAAAGGGCAAGACCAACATCAATATTGTTATTGCCGCGGGGAAGGGCCAAGGCATGCCTCCGGCTGATGTAATGGCGCCGCCGGCGGCAATGCCGATGCCGATGCCGCCGCCGCCAATGGCTGGGCCGCCGGCTGCAGCCATGCCGCCTATGCCTCCAATGCCGCCCGCCGGAGCTGGCCCCATGCCCCCAATGCCGCCCGTTCCGGGCCGCAAGGCCGGGGGGCGCATCACCAAGGCCGCCAGCTCCTACAAAGACATGAAAGCCGGGGCGGCAAGCGGCGAGGGGCGTCTGCAAAAGACCGAAATCGCCCGACGCCACAAGGATGCCCCCGCCCGCAAGTCCGGGGGGCGCATTAGCAAGGTGGCCAAGTCCTATAAGGATATGACCGCTGGCGCCGCAAGCGGCGAGGGGCGCCTTCAGAAAACCGATATTGCGAAGGCAAAGTAGATACAGCGGCCACTCGCTGTAAGGGGTCGGAGGCCTTGACCCCCTTCTCGGCTTCCGACCCCGACCAATAGGGGGATATTGTGGCTACTTACACGCGCAACAATATGTTTGCTCAGGAACTTGAGCGGCTGATAGATGCAGAAGTCGAGAGGATGAAAGAGAACTTTTCTTTGGGATTTTTGGAAAATTTCAGCGACTACAAATACGTCGCCGGAAAGTTGGCGGGGCTTCGCTCTGTCAAGGACCTGATGGCCGAGGCTTCGGCTATCTGTGATGGCAAACCGCGCGAAAACTAAGGGGTGAGCGCATGACTAACCTGATAATGGATCACGAAGGCGATCCAAAGCAAAAGCTTATCGATGCCCTTGGCGACTTGTCGGAAATTGAGTTGTTCAACAACAAAATTCTTGTCGCCGTTTACATCAGGCCGGAGAAAACAAAGAGCGGCCTGTATCTCAGCGACAAATATCGCGATGAAGATCGGTTCCAGGGGAAGGTTGGCCTGCTTGTTGGCGCCGGCCCGGATGCCTTTGCCGACGAAAATGGCGCGTGGTTTCGCGGAACCAGCTTCAATCTTCATGACTGGCTTGTTTTCAGGCCATCTGACGGTTGGAGCATCACAGTAAATGGCGTTTTGTGCCGCGTTTTGTCGGACACAAACGTTCAGATGCGCATTCAGTCTCCCGACGCAGCGTGGTAATGGAGAAAAGTAATGTCTGAAGATCATGATCACGTCGATGTTGTTATTGAAGAGACAAAGGAAGAGAAAAAAGAAGAAACGCAAGTAGAAATCGTCGACGAAACGCCAGAAACGGCGGCAAAATCGGAAAAGCCTCCGGTAATTGAGCCCCAGGAAGGCATTCAGGAGCTTAAAAGGCGCCTTGAGGCCGAGCAAAAGGCTCGTCAGGAGGCTGAACACCGCGCCAGATTGGCTGCGCAGCATGCCGAGCAGGCCCAAGGGCATGTTGAGGACGCCAACTACCAGCTTGTCGTCAACGCAATCGGCACACTGAAGGAACGGTCAGACACCCTCAAGGCCGCCTACAAAGAGGCAATGAGCGTTGGCGATTATGACAAGCTGGCGGACATCCAGGAGGCTATTTCCGTCAATGCGTCGCAGCTCTCAGAGCTTAATCGCGGCGCAAGAGCAATGAAAGAGGCGATGGATGAGGCGGTGGAGAGGGCAAAACGCCAGCCTGTTGAGCCTATGCCCCGCACGGCCGATCCGATTGAGGATATGGCTTCGCGTGTTTCTGAGCGGTCGGCTTCGTGGTTGCGTGCAAATAGGGAAAATCTTCAGGACGCGCAGAAAATTGGCCGGATGTTTCGCGCGCATCAGGATGCCGTTGAAGACGGCATTGTGGCGGATAGCCCTGAATACTTCGCCTACATTGAAAACCGGCTTGGCATAAGAAAGCAGGCGGCTGAAGACAACGCAATGTCGGAGGCCGCCGCGCCGGTCGCCCCTCGGCGCGCCCCCCAGCCCCCTCCGGCCCCAGTGTCTCGCGGCACGTCGCGTCCTAATGTGATCAGGCTGACAAAGGATCAGGCTGAGCACGCGAAGATGTTTGGCATGACGGAGAAGGAGTATGCGCTTGAACTGACGCGCCTGCGTGAAGAAGGCAAGGTCGCACATTAACGGAGACAAATATGAATACGCCTGCAGTGACAAAAAAAGGAATGTTCGCCAAAGCCGCCGCGTCAATTGACGAGGCTCCGCCAATGAGGCCGCAGATGAGAGATGAAGACCCTCGGGCGAGAGCCGCGAAGCGCGCAGCAGAACTTCGCGGCCACCTTGAGGAGGACCTGGCCGGCTCGGTTGATGAATTTTATGTCGACCCGGAGATGGTGCAGGATGGGTGGACGTATGAGTGGAAGCGGCACACAGTCATGGGGGCCGAGGATCCTTCCTACCAAATCCATCTTGCGCGCATGGGGTGGACGCCTGTGCCTACATCGCGACACCCCGGCATGATGCCTTACAACACGACAGAGACGATCATTATGCGCAAGGGCATGATCCTGATGGAGTGCCCGACCGAAATTGTCGAGGAGCGTCGGGCGTTTGATATAAAAAAGGCCCGGGATCAGGTGCGGGCGAAAGAGGAGCAGCTTGCGGGCACTCCGGACGGGACGATGACCCGCGATCACCGGGAAACGCGGCCAAAGATCAAAAAGTCTTACGAGCCCATGCCCATCCCGGAGTAGTGTCATGCATCACACAACCTTTCAGTATCTTGAGCCATCTGATCGGCAAAAGGGCCGGATGCAGGAAATCCGGGATGCGGCCCAGACCTACATGGAAAGGGTCATGGACCTTGTGCCTCCGGGCGACGATAAGGAGCATGTCATCCGCCTGATCCGAGGCTCCGCAATGTGGGCGAACGTCGCCATAACACGCTACGCGGACGGCACGCCAAGAGAGTGACTTCTCAAAAAAGGGGCGGCTTCTGGCCGCCTCTTTACTTTTCATCATTGTTTATAGATAATGCCCCCAGGCTGCAAGACGGCTCGGGCCTCCCCGGCGTGAGGCATTAGCACTTCCTGGTTCTACAATCGCCCCGGCGCGCGATGAAGGAGCCTCCTGTAAAAAGGAGAACCTGTCATGGCGAACACAGCCGCCTACAACGGTTTCCAGCAGTATAGCGGCACCGGCTCTGCACCAACCTATGAGCAGGTAGCCGTTCAGATCGCTTACAATGCAAGCGCGATTTATTACGGCGATCCCGTAAATCCGGATGGCAATGGCTATGTCGTAGTCGGCGTCACCTCCTCGGGGTCGGGCAACACTCAGGTTGCCGGCATTTTTGTTGGGTGCAAGTATCTCTCAATCGCGCAGAAGCGTGTCGTCTGGTCAAACTATTGGCCGGGATCCGACGTGGCTTCGACACAGACGGTTGAGGGCTATATCATCAATGACCCCAATGCAAAGTTCGTTGCTCAGTTCGGCAACGTGTCCGTCGATCAGACATACGTTAACGCCAATGTCGGGTTTAACATTGGGTCTGGCACGGCGGCCAACGGTCTTTCCGGCGCGTATCTTGCGACCGTTGGGACAGACAATAGCTTGCCGTTTCGTGTTGTCGCCCTTGTAACTGATCCGCCTGGTCAAAACGGAACAGAAAGCGGCGCCTATCAAAAGGCAATTGTCGCCTTCAACAACGTAAGCACCAAGCAGCTTACTGGCGTTTAAAAAGGAGTAAGGACCAATGGCTGTTAATCTTTCCGCCATCAAAGACCTTCTCCTCCCCGGCCTGCGGGGAATTGAAGGCAAGTATGAGCAGATCCCGTCGCAATACGACAAGATCTTCACGAAGCACAACTCTAAAATGGCGCTTGAGCGCACTGCAGAGATGCGCTTCCTGGGGCTTGCCCAGCTAAAGACGGAAGGTGGTCAGACGGCGTTCGATAATGGCGCCGGCGAGCGTTATGTGTATAACCAGGAGCACGTTGAAATCGGCCTTGGTTACGCCATTACGCGCAAGGCCATCGACGACAATCTGTATAAGTCACAGTTCATGCCGTCGAACCTTGGCCTGATTGAAAGCTTTCATCAGACGAAGGAAATCTACGGCGCGAATGTCCTCAACACGGCTCAGACCTACTCTGCGTCCGTTGGCGGCGACGGCAAGGCTCTTTGCGCCACCGATCACCCGATTGATGGAAGCACCGTCTCAAACAAGACGACGGTCGACCTGAACGAGGCGACGCTTCTTAATGCGATGATCTCAATCAGGACGAATTTCAAGGACCAGGCTGGTCTGAAGATTTTCGCCCGCGGTCGTCGTCTGGTTGTGCCGCCGGCTCTTGAGCCGACTGCAATCCGCCTGACGAAGACTGAGTTGCGCCCCGGCACGGCGGACAATGATGTGAATGCGATCATGATGACTGCCGGCGGATTGCCGGAGGGTTACATGTCCAATGACTTCTTGACCTCCTCGACGGCGTGGTTCCTGCTGACCAACATCGACGGCCTCTCCTACATGGAGCGTATTCCGTTCGAGACTGATATGCAGATCGACTTCGTTACAGACAACTTGCTGGTCAAGGCTTACGAGCGCTACTCGTTCTCGTATTACAACTGGCGTTCAATCTACGGATCGTTCCCGTCGTAATAAATGCAGAGCGGGGCCATAAATGGTCCCGCTTTGTCTTGGTGCTTGAATTGCGTCGACCGGCCAAGCGGACGCTGCACAGACGACGCAATCAATCTTTGTGCAGGAGGAGTAAATGGGAACAACAACCTTTACTGGCCCCATCAGGGCCGGCAACGTTCTTAACACCACCGGGTCTTCCGCCGGATCTGTGAGGAACGTTGGATACGTCCAGATGGTTCAGTCTGTCGCCGTCACGCAGTCTGCCACGGCCGCCGCCACGGCAATCTGTTTGCCTGCGAATAGCCAGATTGTCGGCATCACCGCTCTTGTATCCGTTGCCTTTACTGGCGCCTCTGCGGGGCTGAATATTGGCACCTCGGCTACGTCAACAGAGCTCGTTGCGGCTGCAAACTTCCTGCTTAATGCCGTTGGGCTTTTTTCGGCAAGCCCGGGCACTGACGCCACGCGCACGGCGGCCTGGGTAGACGTTGGGGCGAACGACGTGATCATTTATGTCAAAGCAGCCAATGCGCCTTCCGGGTCCACTGGGGCGGCTACGCTTAGCATCGAATATGTGCAGGCCTACAACCTGACACCGTAACAGGAGGTTCTCATGGGTGCTTACAAAGGAAAGGCTTCGACCATCAAGGAAGCCGGAGAGAAGACCGACGGCTTCAAGAAGGGTGGCGGCTGCATGAAAAAGGGCGGCAAGGCCGTTATGTCCAAGGCGGAGAAGGGCGAGAAGCCTGCCCGCGCCACGGGCGGCGGCGTGTTTTCGTCAGCCAAAGGCGGCACGCCGCGCGGGGCGGCCCCGAAGCCGTATTGATGGCGGCGCTTCTTGTGGCATAGAGCAATCAGCGGGGGCATCGAGCCCCCGTTTTGCCAAGAGAGGGCGATATGGCGAAATCTCCTGCCTGGCAGCGGGCTGCCGGAAAAAATAAAGAAGGCGGCTTAAACGCCAAGGGGCGCGCGTCGGCGAAGGCGCAGGGCATGAACCTGAAGCCTCCGGTGTCGAAGGAACAGGCGGCTAAGAGCGATAAGGCGGCGAGTCGTCGTTCCTCATTCTGTAGCCGTATGACCGGTATGAAGAAGAAGCTGACTGGCGCCGCGGCTGCGGCCGATCCTAATAGCCGCATCAACAAGGCCCTCAGAAAGTGGGACTGCTGATATGTCCAAGCCATTCTGGGAAAAAGACGCCCCAAAAGACGCCAAGAAGCGTGCTTTGAGCGTGAAAGGTGTTAAAATGGCAAAGGCAAAAGCTCGCGCCGCCGGCCGGCCATACCCGAACCTGGTCGACAACGTAGCGGCCGCCAGAGCGGGCCACACGAAGGGAAAACGATAATGCAGGCTCGACAGGTAACAGTTTCCGACGCATCGGGTGGAGTGAAATATTCCTCCTCAGTGCGCTTTGACGACTTCGCGCCGCCGAACATTTCGATCCAGTGCACGGTGACGGGCACGGTGAACTACACGGTTCAGTCGTCGCTGGACGACCCGAACGACCCATTCAATCCTGTTGCTGAAGGCTCAATGACTTGGGTTGATAGTTCGGACACGAATGTTGTTGGCGCCACGGCGACGAAGCAGAGCAACTTCCTGTTCGCGCCGAAGTTTGCGCGGATTAAGCTGGCAAGCGGCAGTGGCTCTGTTGTGGCTACATTCCTCCAGAGCAGCAACGGGCCGATTTAATGGCTAACGGCCTGACGACAGACCCCGGACTGAGCATTCCAACAGGTCTATCCCCCTCTGCGGGGATGACTGTTGGAACCGGATTGTCGTTTCAGGGCTTTGGTGGCGGCACGCCCGGGCCGCCGGGCAATAACGGAATACTCCAAGAAGGCAGTCTGGTTGACTTCATCATGCAAGAAGGCAACGTGGACTTTATCCTGCAGGAATAAAAGATGGCAAATCTCCCCATTTCAGGATTTCCGACTGGCGGCACAATTGCACAGGCCGGAGACGAATTTGTCATTGCTCGCAGCGGCGCAAATTACAAGCTAACAAGCTCCAGCATTTCAGCTTTCGTCCTCGGCGGCCCCACGACCCAACTCGGCGCTGCGGACGTTGCCTCCGGCGCTGTCCCCCAGACGCTACAGGTCCAGAGCAACACGGGCGCAAGCACGACCGGCCCGAACTTCACGATCAAGGGCTCCGCTGGAACGACCGCTGGCGGGTCGATTATCTTTCAGACGCACAATGGCACCTCGTATGCGGCTGCTCTGACGCTAACAAGCGCACGGAACGCAATATTTGCCGGTTCTTTGATGAACACGGATACAATCTCCGGGATAATACCAAATTCCGGCGACTTATTTTATATAGACGTGCCCACAAATGGGCTGGCTATTCGCAATAACGCTGGTTCTTATGCTCAGGTTTTGAGACTGACTACATCTGGCGCTTTAACGCTTGGTCCGACAAGCGCTGCCGCGACTATTCTTCCCGACGCCGCCAACACGCTCGCGCTGAGGAACAGCACGAACGCGCAGACGTTCAACGTCTACAATACCTACACCGACGCGAGCAACTATGAGCGCGGTTTTGTAAAATGGACTTCAAATCAATTTTCAATTGGACAGGAGGTTGCTGGAAGCGGAACAGCACGCGCGATTGTTATTTCCGGAAAGGCATTTACCGCCGATACTATTGATGGATATACTCTGACTTTAACAAGCCCATCAAGAACAGACTTCACAATAAACTCAGTAGGATCAAACTTTGCTGTCTTTAATTTTGCGCGCGGAGGCACTTCAGTTTGGAATTATTATTTAAGTAACTCAACAGATGACTTTGTGATTCAAAAAGTTGGCACAGGCGCTATTGCCACATTTCTATCCGGCGGGAATGTGCAATTTAGAAGCGCCAGCTTAATCCAGTTCGGCGGCGCTACCTCCTCCTTCCCCGCGCTGAAACGCTCCAGCGCGACGCTACAGGTTCGCCTTGCGGACGATAGCGCCTACTCCAACATCGCAGCCGCGCAGCTTTACAGCCCGCCGACCGCGCTTACTTCCGGCGCGACGATTACGTGGGATGCTAATCTTTCGTCGGTAGCTACGCTGACGCTTGATCAGGTCGGCGCGACCCTGACGATTAGCAACGCCGTCGCGGGCGGCACCTATCTGGTCGTCATCACGCAGGGCACGGGCGGCAACAAGACGATTACGACGTGGACCAGCTTCAAGTGGCAGGGCGGCGCGGCTCCGACGCTCTCAACCTCTGCTGGCGCGATTGACGTTGTCACCGCCGTGTATGACGGCACCAGCTTCTACGCCACCGCTCAGATTGGGTTTGCCTGATGCCGCTTCCCTTCCCGACTGGCCTGTATAATTCCGCGTCTCCGGTCGTTCTGGGGCTGTTTACGCAGCCGCTCAACGACTTCTCAACCCTCTCCACCACGTCCTCTATGCCGACCGGCGGGCTTATCACCCGCGCGGGCAATGCGATGCTGTATGACAGCACGGGCAAGCTGACATATGCGCCGAATAATCTGCTGACGTATAGCAATACGTTCAATGTGACGTGGTCGGCAGCCAATGTTACTCCAACTGGCGGGCAGGCCGATCCATTAGGCGGCACAACCGCGTTCAAACTCGTTGTTACAAATGGGCAAACAAACGGGTCCATTAATCAAACAGCTATTACTGGTTCCGCAAACGACCTAATTGCATTTGACCTCACGACAGGCGCTACATCCAACCTAGCAGGAGGCGCGACCGATGCGATTGCAACAAGTTTAGGAAGCGGTTGGTGGCAGGTTTCGTTTAAAACCGCGACGACATCAGGCGCGCGTATGCTGATTACGGTCGTCGCTAAGAACGCTGGATGGAACTCAATAGGGGTTCAATTCTACAGCGGCGCAGTCTACCTATATCCGCGCCTGTCAAACGCTTCAGCTGGAACGGGTGACGGGACAAATGGCATTTTTGTCTATAAATCTGCGGCGTCGCTAGTCACATACGAAACCACACCCCGCTCCGGCGACCAAGTCATCACCACCACCGCCGCCTACTACGGCCCGCGCTTTGATTACGACCCCGCGACCTTGCAGCCGAAGGGGCTGCTGGTGGAGGGGGCGCGGACGAATTATCGTTCTTACTCAAGCGACTTTACGCAGACATCTGCGTGGACAAAGCTAGGCTCTTGCACCGTAAATAACACAACACTATTAACAATTGCACCAGACGGGACTAACACAGCGCAGGCTATTGTCCCGGTCAGCAACAACAGTGTGAATGGCATTGTTGATGCCTCTGGAACGATATACTCTTCTGGAAGAACAGTTTCTTTTTACGCAAAAGCAGGGACGGGCATAAGCACAATCACTGGTCAAGACGGCGCAGGAAATGTTTGGACCGTAAACCTGTCGAATGGGTCGTCAACATTTCCTTCTGTTTATACATACGTCTCTGTAACAAATGCCGGTAACGGCTGGTATCGCGTCGCCTTTAATACCACCAACGCCTCTTTTTACATTGGCGCAAATTCCGGCGCAAATGGCTCAAATTATTTTTCGCTATGGGGTGTTCAGGTAGAAAACGGCGCGTTTGTCACAAGTTTTATTCCAACTGTCGCAACTGGCAGCATCGCCCGCGCCGCCGAGACATTCACGCTCGCCAGCTACACCAATCGGCTTGTCGAGAGCTTCTACATCGACGAGCAGACTGGCGGCTCGTGGTCCGCTAACATCAATGCTTCCTCCACCAGCCCGCTGACCATCTCCACGCCGACATACGGCTGGGTTACGAGCTTGCGGGCATACGTCAATGCCGCAGCCGGGACCATCTCCACGCCGACGTGGATTGACAATAGCGGCACCACCGGCAACCGGATGATGCATGACAGCACCGGGACGCTGACGTGGGCTCCGGCGAATTTGTTGTTGCAGAGCAATGCGTTTTCCAACGCTGCTTGGACATATACCAACATGACCCTTACTAGTGGTCAGACTGACCCGAATGCGGGGTCAACGGCTTGGCTTGTTTATCCGACGACCACTGGAACGGCCAGAGAAGTTTACGTCGCGAACACCTATGCAACTGGCGTTAAATACATCTTGTCACTATACGCAAAAGCGAGTGGCATGACATGGTTTGCTCTTGGAACAAACGGCCCAACCAATGGCGCGTGTGTTTGGTTTGACCTTCAGAATGGCGTAGTTGGAACTCAGGCTACAGGGCATGTCGGCTCTATAACATCTGTAGGCAGCGGTTGGTATCGTTTGTCTGTGGCCGTAACAGGCGGCGCTACGGGCGTTTCTGCATATTTTGACTTTGCCCCTGTAGATGCAAATGGATCAGGGACAGCCACCCGAAGCGGAACAAACGGCGTTCTCGTCTGGAACGCGCAGCTAGAACAAGTCACCTACCAAGCCGCCCCCTCAACCTACATCCCAACGACCAGCGCCGCCGTGTATCAGCCGCGCTACGACTATGACCCCAGCGTGACCCCGGCGACACCAAGGGGGATGCTGATTGAGGAGAGCAGGACGAATATCGCTCTCAGCGCGTTTACGTCCGCGAATTGGACGACGGGACAGTCAACAAAAGACAGCACTATAGCTGGCCCTGACGCTGTGTCAGGAAGCGCGCAGACGATTAAGGCTGTTGCGGGCAACGCCTATCATATGTTGTATTCGACTGCGGCTATTTCGGTAAGCGCGAACACGGACTACACATATTCTCTTTATGCAAAGGCGGGAACGTCAAGGTATGTTAACCTAAATGTCTTTGGCAACTCGGCAAACCATTATATCTCGGCTGTGTTTGATATTGGCGATACGTCGCTTACAGCACGCACGGAGCAGAGTGTTGGAACATCGTCTGGAACGATTGCCGGGACAAAGCAGGAATATCTCGGGAATGGCTGGTTCCGTCTTTCGTTGACAGGTAAGACATCGCAAACAACCGTTTATCTGGAAGCCTGTATCGCCTCATCTAAGACAGGAAACACGTTTAATGGCGCGGGGGAAGTAACTTTCAATGCTGCCGGGACGGAGACCATTTCTCTCTTCGGCGCACAACTCGAAGCAGGCTCCTTCCCCACCAGCTACATCCCCACGACGACCGGCGCTGTCACCCGCGCCGCTGATGTCGCAATGGCTTCTGGCTCAAATTTCTCGTCTTTCTGGAACTCTACAAACGGCACGATGGCTTTAGAAGGAACAGCGTATAATTACGGTATGTTGAGCGTAAGCGATGGAACAAGCAATAATCGGTATTACACAATATACAACTCATCCGGTAAAATTAACTCCGGCGTTATTGTTGGCGGCGTAACGCAGGCTTCGCTTGATAGCTTGTCATCTGGCTATACCGCCGGAACTATATACCGCACGTTGTTTGCGTATAAAGCCAATGATTTTGCAGCCGTCACAAATGGTGGAACTGTAGAGCCAGATACAAGCGGAACCCTACCTACAGTTAGTGAGATGTTCCTCGGTAGTTATTGGCCTACAGGCACAGCCGGTCTCGCTTGCGGATATATACGTTCGTTTGCCTACTACAACCAGCGCCTCCCCGACGCTATCCTCAAATCAAAATCAATCGTAGGAAGCACCTACTAATGACCGACATCATCTTCAACTCGCACGACTACGCCACGCTGCTCGCCGACGCCGAGCAGCTGGGCTTCACACAGACAGACGCC